TGCTGGCGGTGGCGGTGGCGGTACTGATGCAACGACAGCAACTGCACCCCTTGGTGGTAATGGCGGCGGTGGTAATGGCGGAACTAATAGTGCAGTTGGAAGTGCTGGTACAGCTAACACGGGTGGCGGTGGTGGTGGAAACTGTTCATTAAGCGGTGGCAACCGTGTAGCTGGAAATGGCGGATCAGGTGTGGTAATTATTCGCTATGCTGGTTCTACTCGTGGATCAGGCGGGACTATTACATCATCTGGTGGATACACTTATCATACGTTCACAACTTCTGGAACATATATATCATGAGTCATTTTGCAAAAGTATTAGATGGTAAGGTTACACAAGTTATTGTAGCCGAACCAGAGTTTTTTCAAACATTTGTTGATTCCAGTCCCGGTACTTGGATTCAGACTTCATATAACACACTTGGTAATATCCATAAATTAAATGGTACACCATTGCGTGGTAATTACGCTGGAGTAGGTTTTACTTACGACTATCAGAACGATGTGTTTTATGCACCATCACCCTACGCAAGTTGGGTACTAAATGAATCTACTTGGCTATGGGAAGCACCAACAGCACATCCAACTGACGGCAAAAAATATAATTGGGATGAACCTACTTTGTCTTGGGTTCTAGCAGATGAAGGAGCAGCATAATGGCGTTAACACAAGTACAGTCGGGAATGATTGGTTCGGTATCTGCTTCTAGCGTAACTACTGGAACTTTACCTGCGGCACAAGCAGTTTCAGGTAGCATCATTCAAGTTGCTCAATACTTAAACTACACTTATGCTTCAACTACAAATAGCAGTTTTACTGCTACAGGTTATGCGGTAACTATTACCCCAAAATCTGCATCTAGCACAATGCTTATAACTTGCTCTATATCAGCTAGTCAAAGTGCTTCAAATGGCGGTGGATATTTTACTATTTACAAAAATGGTTCAAATCTAGCTGGTGCAAATGGATATAGCACAATGTATTCAAACGCTAGTTTTTCCAACCCATTTAGAGTTGGAATTCCAATAGAGATTACAAATGCTTCAGGCGGAACAAGTGCTATTACTTACGAAATTTACTTTAAAACTAATACTGTTGGAACTGTTGGAATAAACCAAGACAGTACGGCAAGTTCTATTACTGTAATGGAGATAGCACCATGATTGAATTATGGAAATTAGATGAAGCAATCCGCAAATTAAACCCAACAGTAGCTACTATTCGAGGTGATATTGCATACGACAAAGATGAAAATGTTGTTGAATATAATAAAGCTGCTGCAGAAGCGGAAGCTATAAAAGACACACAATGAGCGAATTAATTGACAAAAACGAGGCAGCGTTATCTGCCCACGAGCAAATCTGTGAGGTACGCTACGAGTCCATCTGTGCCAGACTAAAGCGTCTTGAACAGATCCTCGTTGGCTCCGCAGGCTTTATCATTGTGACCCTACTTACCATCGTACTTAAAATACACTGATGAATAATGCCAGATCCATATGGTTTATCCGAAGGAGTAAAGGCTCTTAGTGGATCTTTAGATTCTACTAGAGAAGCAACTAAGGGCTTATCTAAAAGTATAGAGAACATACAGCATGATGTTATCGATGTAGCCCAGAAGCAAGCACAAGAAAGAAATAGAGCAAGAAGAGAAGCAGAGTTTAAGAAAGAGCAAGCATTGCTCAAAGCACTAAATCAGTGGAAGCATAAGAAACAAATCTCTGATGAAGAGGCAAGATTAAAGATAGACTTTGTTAAAAAACATGGTGCTAAAGAATGGGAAGCGGTACTCAAAATTAAATTAGATATAGAAAATCTTGAAAGAAAGAACAACGAAGAGTATCAGCATGATCTCAAAGCAGTTCGTAGAGTTCAGTTCTATTGCTTTGCAGCTGCTGCAGTTATTGCATGGTACCTCACTTGGGGTTATAAAATTTAGGAGAAGATAATGTTTCCATTAGGTGCGTTACTAGATATTGGTGGTAAGATTTTAGACAAAGTATTCCCTGATCCAGCACAGGCAGAGCAGGCTAAACTAAAACTCTTAGAGATGCAACAGAATGGTGAGTTAGCCCAGATCAATGCAGATATGGCAGAGCAGCATGAACTCACAGCTAGACTCCAAGCTGACATGGCTAGTGACTCATGGCTATCTAAGAACATTAGACCTATGACTTTGATTGCTATTCTTGCTGGGTACTTTATCTTTGCTGGTTTGTCTGCTGCAAAGATTGAAGTTACAGGAGAATATGTACAGTTACTAGGTCAATGGGGTATGTTAATTATGTCATTCTATTTCGGGGGTCGTACTCTGGAGAAGATAATGGACATGAGATCTAAGGATAAAGATGCAACTAAGTGAACACTTTAGTCTTGAAGAACTAACTCGCTCTGAAGTAGCTGAGCGTAAGAACTTAGATAACACTCCTAACGCTAGTGAGATAGCTAACTTAACTAGGCTAGCTGCCCTATTAGAACAGGTAAGATCTTTACTTAATAAACCTATTATGTTAAACTCCGGCTTTAGGTCTAAGCCTGTGAATGATTCTGTTGGATCGAAAGACTCCAGCCAACATCGTATAGGCTGTGCTGCAGATATCCGTGTCCCCGGCATGACCCCTAAACAGGTCGTAGAGGCTATCATTGCATCTGACATAGGGTATGATCAAGTCATAGAAGAATTTTCGTCATGGACTCATATAAGCGTTCCTAACACTATTGAAACTAAACCACGTAAACAAGCATTAATTATAGACAAAGCTGGTACTAGAATATTCTCTTAGGGTTTTCACATTATGGCAGATAAATCATTTACATCAAAACAAAAGGAAGTAGTAGCCCGTAGGATGGGTTACGAAGGTCCTATGAATATGTTTGATGAGTATCTTAAATCTACTCCTTCTGATGCACAGAAGTATGGCACTATCGTAGAGAAGTTCATGGCTCGTGGTGGCATGGTAAAGATGGCTGATGGTGGGGCAGTAAGTAAATTTGAGCCGGGTAATGGACCTCCTCCGGGAACTGTTTGGAGTGAAACTAGAGGTGAATGGATGCCTGCGGATTCTGTTGTAGGTGCTATGCCTAGTCCTGTTGATAATTTTGCTCCGACAAATACACCTACAACAAATACGCCTGCAGGTAAGACTACTATCAATGCAACTACTGGTATTCCTATTCAACCCCAAGTTGCTCAAGTAGCACCTGCATTACAAGCAGTTCAAGCTGGGCAGACACTTGATACACAGTTAGCCCCTACACAGGCAAACACAGTCACTGCTGCTACTGCACCTACAGTCTCCACAGTTACTGCACCCACTGTAACTCCTGCAGCTACAATGCAATCTGTATCTACTGCACCTACAGTGCAAGCTGTAACTGCTGCTACTCAAGCTGCACAGGGTACTGTATCAGATCAGGCTCAGGTTCAAGCTGCTCAAGTTACTCCTGCTGCAACTCAGGTAGGTCAGCTACAAGCTGCACAAGGTATCACAGGACAAGTACAGAATGCACCAAGTCGTACTCTACAGACTGGTGAATTAGTTACTGGTCCTGCTGTAGACATGGCTACTGTAGAAGCTAACCTTGCTAAGAATGAAGCTGCACAGGGAGTAGTTACAAAAGAGATGACAGTTCAAGGTCAGCTTGATAATCTGATGACTAACTTTGAAACAGGTAATCCTCCAGCTTGGGCTGCTGCTTCATTACGTAATGCTACTGCACAGATGGCAGCTAGAGGTTTAGGTGCTTCTAGCCTAGCAGGTCAAGCTATCATTCAAGCTACACTCGAAGCTGCTACACCTATCGCTTCTGCAGATGCTCAAGCATACCAGCAGATGGGATTACAGAATCTATCTAACAGACAGCAAGTAGCTGTATTAAGTGCACAGCAACGTGCTGCATTCTTAGGTCAATCCTTTGATCAAGAGTTTCAGACTCGTGTAACTAATGCTGCTCGTGTAGCTGACATTGCTAATGTAAACTTTACTGCCCAGCAGCAGATTGCTTTAGAGAATGCAAGACTTGCTCAGTCTATGGACCTAGCTAATCTAAGTAACAATCAAGCTTTAGTTATGGCTAATGCTGCACAGATAGCTAACTTAGAGACTGCTAACTTAAACAATAGACAACAGTCTGCTGTAGTTAATGCTCAGTCTTTCCTACAGATGGACATGACTAACTTAGCTAACGAGCAACAGACAGAGATGTTCAAGGCACAGTCTAATGTACAGTCTATCCTAACAGATGCAGCTGCAGAGAATGCTTCTCGTCAGTTTAATGCTAGCAGTCAGAACCAGACAGATCAGTTCTTTGCTAACTTGACTACACAAGTGGGACAGTTTAACTCCACACAGACAAATGCTATGTCACAGTTTAATACACAGCAGACAAATGCAGTCTCGCAGTTCAATGCTGAGGTACAGAATCAACGTGATAGCTTTAATGCACAGAATCGTTTAGTGATTGATCAGTCTAATGCTCAGTGGCGTAGAGAGATTTCTACTGCTAACACTGCAGCTATTAACAGAGCTAATGAGTTCAATGCTACCAAGGCAATGGAAGTAACTATGGTAGAATACAATAACATGTGGCAACAGTTCCGTGATGAGATTGAATACTCATGGAAGTCTGCTGAGTCCGCTGCTGATCGTGTTAATAAGATTGCAACTTCTGAGATCTCAGCTAATGCTCAAATCCTAGCAGCTACTATGGCTAAGGATGCTGAGATTACTAAGACCATTGGCACTTCAGCTGCTACCATTTTAAGTGGCACTACAGGTGGTAAGTTCTTAGGTGACATCTTCAGTGTTGCTGGTAACGCAGGTAAGGGAATTATTAACTGGGCTGGTGGTCTGTTTGAGAGAGATACCTTTACCCCTTCTGGTGCTTTGCCCTCTGATCAAATAACAGACGAATATGACAGATAACAGACGAATACGACAGAACAGTTTAAATTTAAAAGGTATTTAAAATGAGCCTTGATATATACAAAAAGAAAATTGAAGAGTACGTGAGTAAGAAGTCCAATACTTCTGACAAAGCTGATATGGCTAAAGGACTATTAGCACCCAAGGGAATGATAGAAAAAGAAACAGGTAAGCAAAGAGATGCTATCGAGAATGTGGGTGAGTTTGTGTATGCACTAAGACAGAGAAGAATGGAAACTAAAAAGCAAAGAGGTAAAGAATAATGCCAGCAGATGCTTCGTATGTAAATGCACCAATACCCGGTATGTCTTTAACGACAGAGCCGGGTAATAGACCTTGGGAAAATCCTCCAAGCTTAACTACCATAGAAGATGCTATGGAGTTCTACACTAAAAGAATTTTAGGTACTTCTGAGAATCATGAAGAAGTATTAAATCTAGTTGAGTCTGGATTACCTGTTCGTAACATTGCTAGTATCTTACAGAAGACTAGTGTTATGCAAGGCATACATACTATTGACGTAGGTATTCTTGTACTGCCAGTGATTGAAGAATTGATTATGGCTGTAGCTGATGAGCACAATACTCCGTATGTAGAAAACATTACAGACATTCTCAAAGAGAATATTGTCCCCCAACGTCAAGCTAAACTAGCTGTTCAAGAAATGTTAGCAAGTAAAAATAGTAAGGCAGAAATGCCAGTTCAAGAACAACCTAAAAAACCAACAGGTCTAATGGCTAAACCGATGAAAGATATGGTGGAATAATATGGGATTTGATTTTGGAGCATTAATAGCTGGAGCATCTGAGGGTGCAGCTACTGCCATTGATAAACGAAATAAAGAGATTCGTCAATCTGCTTTGCGTGACTTTGATACATTACAAAAGACAGCAGGAGAGCAAGATGAAAAGCTTAGGACTAAGCGAGATGAGTTAAAGGCTACTGCTGAAGTGCTGTCAGGCTTTACTAACAGTAAAGGTGGTAGCTTTACTCCTACTCAGATTGTAGGACTACTACAGAAACCAGCAATAGCAAAAGAAGTTGTATCTAGTTTAAAAGAAAAGAAAGACTTAGAACTAGTTGACTTCTCTACAGTATTTAGATTAGCTAAAGATACTCCTGAATTAAAGAGAGAAGCTATTGATAAGTACATAACAGAAGCTACATCTGTTGCTGTGCCAGATGCAGAAGCACCACAGAAGGTAGTCAGAGGTGCATTTGGATTTGAATCACCTGCATATGCTCAAGCTCAAGAAGAGTTTACAACAGCTACTGGGGCAGACCTAAAAGAGTTACGTGCTAAGGCTGCACTAAGAGGTAACATGCCAGAGTATTCTGGTGCTAAGATTGAAGGTACTGCTGATCTGTCTCAGTTTAAAAACCCAGATACCCTTGCAAATGTTCAAGCACAGTTACGTGATCGTATTGCAAATGGTGAAGACATTAACTCTACTGCTAGCAAGAATCTTTTAGCTAAGCTACGTGCTAATGCTGTCATTGAAAACATGTTTGATAAAGAAAAAGGGGATGATGGTAAGCCTCGTACTGCAGCACAGATTAACTCTGTGTTTAATACATCACTACGTGTTGGCTTAGAGCCATTTGTTGTTAAGGGTGTTATACGAATTGACCCACAGACTAATGAACCTATCGTTATCTCTGGTGATGCTGAAGCAGTTAAAGGATATCAAGAGCATAAGAATAAACTAATCCAAGCACAAGCTATTGCTTTAGGTATCTTAGACAAAGATAACAAGATCATAGGTGGTCGTAATTCAATGGATGCTCTATTACCATATGCCAACATTGAAGATGGTAAGGTAAAGTCTTGGAAGTCTGGAGCTACAGAACCTACCATTAAGAAAGAAGAAACACCTGCTACTCCACCTAAACCTGCAGCTGTATCTAAAGAAGCTATTGCTATTCCTAAAACAGCAGACGGCAAGATTGATGGCACTAAGCTGGTACCGGGACAAAAGTATAAATCTGCTGATGGCAGTATCAAATCTTGGAATGGTACAAGCTGGCAATAATAACAACAAGGAAGTCAGATGGCTAGTGAATTCGATTTACCTATAGCAGGACAAGTACAGATAGAAGGTGCCCCAAAGGAATTTGAGAATGCACCTGCTATTCCTTTACAGACAGACAATACTAGGGAAGCTATTCCTACTTCTGAGTTTGATTTACCTGTAGCTAAACCACCAGCAGAATACAAGTATCAGTCTGATGTAGAAATTCAACGCATCAAGGGTACCCCAGAAGAACGTGCTGCAGGTAAGGAATCTAAGATTAAGTTTGAAGACCTGTATAAGCAACCTGAGAATCTCAAAGTCATTCGTGATTATGCCGAAGCTCGTTTCGGTGAAGAAGGTAAGCAACTTCCTAAAGAATCTGACGAGGACTATGCTAAGCGTTTCATGACATCCATGAGACAGGTAGAGTGGAACACTTCCCTGAATGCTGTTCCTGAATTAAACTGGTTAAACAATGCTAAGCCAGAGGATGTAATTAAAGCTGCTCGTGCTCACAATTTGTATGATGCTGTTCCATCTTTCTATGAGTCAGGTGGACAGCCGGGTGTTAGACCTTTTGCAGAAAGTGTTTTATCTGCAGTCAGTGAACCTACTAATATTCTTAGTGCTGGTATTGGTGCTAGTGCTAGGTATGCAGTAGCAAGACAAGCAATCAAGAATGTGCTTAGCTCTAAACTAAAGACCATTGGTGCCGCAGCAGGTGCTGAAACAGTTATCGGTGCTGGTCAGAATGTAATTGATCAGGATGTGAAGCGTAAGACTGGTGTTCAAAAGGATGAGTTAGACTACCTACAGTTAGGTATTGCCTCTGCACTGAGTGCATTCGGTGGTGGTGCTGAAGCTGCTACTGCAATTAAGGGTAAGATTACTACTACTAAAAAAGAACTAGAAGATATTCTTGCAGGTAAGAAATCTAAAACTGGTATTGTAGATCCTGCAACTAAGAAGTTAAATGAATCCTTTGATAAATCACAAGAAGATTTATTAAATGAGTTTGATATTTTTGAAGGTCGTAAGATACTCGATGACTTATCTGCACCTACAGACTTAACTCAATCACAAATCCGTACTGACATTAATCGTAAGGCTATTGATGTAGCTAAGTATGTCATGATGCTAGCTCCTGAGTTTAGACCTGTCAATGGGCAGAAGGTAAGTGATGCAGTTAAGAATGTATTTAGTTCAATGGATAACATTGACAATGATGTCATCGATGCTGCACTTAAGAAGGCTAACTTAACTCCAGAAGATTTTGCTAAGGCTACTCGTACTACTGTAGCTGATGCAGCTAATGTGATGCAGGGATACTCTGCACTTGCTCGTACTCTCAAGAAGGTAGCACAGCTAGATCCTGAAGCAGAGAAGCTAGTCAATGAATTGTATGGTAAGGACATTGAAGCCCCGTCTATTATGGGTAATGCCTTACGTGCTATCAATCGTTTAGAGCGAGAGTCTAAGGCTATTGTAGTATCAGGTCTTGGCACTACTATACGTAACGTGTTAGGCACTAGTGGTGCTATGACAATGGATGCTGCAGCTAATTTAATCGATGGTGCTATCTATACCACAGGTAAAGCTATCACAGGTATGGCTACAGGAACATATCAAAAAGGTGATATCTCCAAGGGTTTAGTAGACACAGTCAAGGACTCCTTTGCTACTATTGGATATATGTCTAATGCAGGTTTAACTGCAGAAACTGTAGATGCTATCCTTAAGAATAACCCACGTTTACAGAACCAGCTATTCAGTGCACTTCAAGAGAGCACAACAAGTGATCTCAGTAAGGTAGCACGTACTGTGAATACACTTAACGTAGCACAGGATGCTTTCTTTAGACGGGCTATCTTTGCATCAAGCGTACAGAGACAGCTTAACCGTGTGGGTATAGACATGATGGATCTGTTAGCCAATAACAAAGACATCCCCGTAGACATACTTAAAAACGCCACAGACGAGACTTTAAAGGCTACCTTCTCCTACATGCCTAAGCAACAGAAAGCAGGTGACAAGAGCTTAGAAGCAGTCTCAGAGAACTTGGCACATGACTTTGTTAGTTTCTTTGAGAAGCTTCCCGGTGGTTCTTTAATCGTAACCTTCCCTAGATTCATGTCTAATGCCATTGCATTCCAGTATAGGCATAGCCCACTGGGTACTGCATCAGGTGCTGTGGATATGGCAAGTGGTGCAGCTAAGTTAGCTAAAGGTGAAGAGGGTGGGTATGCCCTGTTAAACCAAGGCTTAGAGAAGACCAGTAAAGGTGTTGTAGGTACTGCTGCTATCTATGCTGCATACAAGTATCGTATGGATCATCAAGATGAAGAATGGTACAACATTAAGAATGCTGATGGAAGTACGACAGACACAAGAGCACTATTCCCACTAGGTCCATACTTAGCTGTAGGGGATTTTATTGCTAAGCAAAAGACAGGTAGACCTGAAGATGCTAAGCTATCAGAACTAGCTTCTACTATTGCAGGTATGAAGATGCCTGCTGGTACTCAGTCTTATTTGCTAGACCAGTTACCACAATACATTGCGGGTTCTGAGGGTAAGGATGCAGACAAAGTATCTGTTGCATTAGGTAGATTGCTTGGTGATTTCATGGGTAGGTTTACTACACCCGGCAAGCCTGTGTTTGAGTATCTAGATTTGTTTGATGCTGAGGGACAGATTGCTAGAGATCCTAATGTGATTACATCAGATGATAAATTCCAGCAAGCTGCTGTTCAAAGGGTGATGGCTAAGTTACCTGAACTCAAAGAAGAGTTGCCTGAGTTCCAACCTTACTTCTCTAACAAGGCACCTGTTCGTGCTGGTGAATTCTTTAACACACTAACTGGTATGAGACTTGTCCCATCTAAACCCCTAGTTGAAAAAGAGTTTGTCAAACTTAACTTAGATCCGTATGCGATCTTTGGTAGCACAGGTGATAAAGTATATGATCGTGCCTTTATTAAAGAGTCAGTACCTTTGGTAGAGAAACGCATGACTGACTTGATTAACAGTGATAGATACAAAGGTTATACACTGGATCAGAAGAGACTAGCTGCTATCACTACCATGCAAGAGACACTAGGTATCTCACGAGAGATTACACAGGCTAAGATGACTGTATCGGATCGTGATCGTGTAAATCAACTACGCTTTAACAAGTTACCTGCCGTTGCCCGTAGAGCTATAAATGAACTATATGCTGCAGAGCATGATGGTAAATCAATGGATGCTACTAAAGACTACGGACAAGTATACAAGTACGAAGCTATCATCCAACGCTATCGATAAAGAAACACAGGGGTGTGTTCACCTACGTATGAACCCTGTGTGTTGTACTCGAAGTACTCTACTGCATCATCCTCCGATATCTTCTCGTACTTAGCTAATAGTTTAATGCACTTATCTGCATCATAACAAATGGCTTGTACCTGATTGGTTCTCTGTACTACACCCACAATAGCTTTGTCAAAGTAACTAGGCTCTAGCATCATAAGCCTTACGTCTGGGTATTCTTCTGCAATTCTATAGCGGTTCATGATATCTCTTTCATAAGAAGTGTGTGGGGTTTCTGTGCTGGTACCCCACAACCAGTGTTACTTAGATACTGCAACCACCTGCAGTGCAAGACAACATCTGTGCACCTTCTACGTTATCGTCATACTCTTTGAAGTTACCCCAGTCTACTGACTCAGGTACTAACAGCTTCAACTTATTGTACTCCTCTTCTGTACACTCTTCATACGGGGCTTGCTTGTATGTGCCACCATCCATAGGCAGGAAAGATACCCCTGTGACCTCATCAAAGTGTTCATATACCCAAGCACCTACCTGCATCCACTCGTCTTCCTTCACAGAGATTGTGACAGACGGCTTGTGTTCACAGTAGTGACGTTGGAATAGTAGCCACAGTTTCAAGTGTTGGATAGCAGATAAGTCTTCACGTAACAGTGCACCATCTGCAACCTTCACAGGGAAACTAAACACAGTAGTGCTCTCAGGTTTCATGAAGCATGGCTCTGCTACGAATCCAGCCTGAATCATAAACTGTGTTAAAGGGTCCTTGTTATCAGCACGTACCCTACGTATGTAATATTGACTGTGCTGAGGATGAATGCCAGAGGCAGTACTACAAAGCTGTGACACTGTACCTTCGGGTTTAACAGCTGTGACAGCCACACTCTGATTAATTCCAATGGCAGCAGCGTATTCAGCATTAGTAGCAATAGCAATATCACGGAGTGTCTCCAATCGTTTAGGTAGTTCCAGATCATCTGGATTATTTAATAAAGCATTGTCAAGGATACCAGTCATTGACACACCAAGCAATGCTTCTTCTTCTGTGTTCTTCTGCCAGATCTTACGTAGATACGGGAAGTCTGTTAAGGTCGCTTGAAATGTTCCGAGAATAGTTGCCAAGCGAATCTTGGTGGATAGAGTATCAATGCTATCACTGCTACGCACAATGCAACTAGAAAGATTACAGAACTGATAAGGTCTAAGAATAATTTCTGAGCAAGGATTAGTACCAAACTCATACGTACTGTCACGCCTTCCATTTTTTGCAGCTTGTCTTTGAGATGCATCACGGCTGAATATTCCTCTCTCACCTGAATGTGATTCGTAAATTGATGTCCACTCCCTCATGAAGTGTCCAATGCTTGGTTTCTCCTCATACACAGCAGAGTTGTTAGCCAAGGCACGTTGCCCTTGACCATCCCACCAGTTACCTGCTTTAGCATGTGCCATGTTATCGTCTGTCAAATCAGACAGGGATATCATTGCTGACCTGCGTACTCCACCCACAACAACAACTTCCCCGATCTTGCACAGAATGTCATGGCATTCGAGGGAAGATAAACGTCTACCAGCTGCAGCTTTGAATTTGAGAATGACGAACTTAAATAAGTCTTCCAAGGGTTTTGGTCCAGATGCCCTGCCTCCAAAGGTCTTAAGCCTTGCACCTGCCTCACGGACTTTATGTAAGTCGTACTGTGGAACTTCGCCAGAGTACAGAAGAGCAATGAGTTGTCTAAGTGATTTAGCCCATCCTTCTTTAGAATCCGAAACAACAATAGTAGTTTGACTACTGAACATGCGATCAGGGACTTCAGGTAATCTAGATACATACTTTTTCTCCACACTAAATCCTACACCTGTACCACACAGGAGTATATACATGGCTTCATCGAATGCTTTAGGGTCATCGATAGGTAAGTAGGAACAATTAAATGCTGCTACGTTCTGTCTCTCTAGTGCTGGTCCAGAGGTCATGACGGCTCTCATGGATGGCACTACATCTAAATCTTTTACTGCTTGTTCTAACTCTGCACGTAGCTCAGGAGTCAGCGTGTAATTCTTTTTATCTTTTAGATGCTCTGTCATAAAGTCAAAGTATCTTGTTACTGTCTCACTCCAATGCTCTCGTCTGCCAAGATCGTCTATGTAACGGGAGTACCTGCTCTTGGCAATGAAGTCATTGTAGGGAGTCATTGTGTATTTCGTCATGAAGTATACCTATGTTGTTGATTTTGTTGAAAAAAATAGGAGCACAGTAGAATCTGTACTCCCGTGGGGGGACTTTAGTTATACTTAAAATTCCACCTAAAGCAACTGCCTTTGTATCTCTTTGTTTTTATTGGAATTATTTATAGTATGCCTGTCTCATAGGGGCACAGGTAACATTCAAGACAATGTCGGTATCCCAATCATTGATTCTTTGTTTACCCATAATCAGAATAGGTCTAGTCATAGCAGCTTCACAGTCAGTGATAGCTTGAATAACTTCTTGTCTTCCCATAGGCTGTGCTCTTTTAGGTACATACAACTTAGTCTCGGTACCATAGTAGCTAGACGAGCAACCTACTGTTGCGACTGCTACTGCTATAGCAATTACTAGTTTCATGTTAACTCTCCTTGTTGGTAGCTAGTTGCCTGATTGCCCTAGCTATGACCGTTGCAAAACTTTCAGTGGGTGGTATTACTACGGGTGCATCGTTAAATCTTTCTACTAACTGTGCTGCTTCTTCAAGAGCATTCATTCTATCTGCTGATCCGAACATTTCAAAGTGTTCTACTTCTTCTTCAAGATCCAGTATAGCATCACACAAATTCTCTTGCACCTGCCACAAAGCATACTCGATCTCTGGTCGATGGTCAAACCATTCAGAATCTTTAGCTGCAACCATAGCACAAGTGGCAATACCAAGTGCTCTCTTTAGTTTTACTAAACTATTATCTAACACTTCATCAGGCACCTGTGCCATTATCTTCTCCTAGTATATAGTCTGCTGCCTTAAGTTGAATCAATTCCTTAGCAGTCAAGTATACATCACTTGCTGGTAAGAGTTTAGCTTGTATCTTTAATGCACTCAAGCCTGTTGCTTCACGCAGTATCTTAATCATTCTTGCATTGCAGTTCTCTACTTCTTTGAATGCTGACTTGATATCGTGATACTTGTTGTTAATGTCATCTGATAGTTGATGACACATGATGCCTGCATTAGGTGCAATGTATCGCTCACCCTTAGTGCCACACACAAAGATCAAGAAGCCACCACTCATGATGCTGCCTAGTCCTATGGTACGGATAGGATGCTTACTTGCTTTCATGATATCAATCAGTGCTAGTGCTTGATACAACTCACCACCACCTGTGTTTACATAGAGAGTGAGTAGCTTATCTTTTGGATCAATGTTTTCATATTCAATCCATTTGATACAACGATCTATGTTCTCCTCCTCTATGTCACCATGAAGAAAGAACATGTGACTATCCAGCAGGAGATTATCTATCCTGTCTTCTGCTGTCTGATCATGTTTACGTGCCACTTGGTATCTCCACTAATTGTAGTTTAGCTATCGGTACTTGGAAGAACATCTCCCCTTTGTACACATACTTGTTAGGCACCTCAACTACGGGGGAATCTAACAGGTCTGTGTGACTACATATGAATGCATGACTACGTTCATTATTAAATATCATAAAGTATGCAGGCTTATCCAGCTTAGCAAACTTAGACTTACGTTCTGGTATCTGTAGTGTATCGTACTTAAACTCTACACCCTTCCATACTTTCTTTATCTCTACTTCACAATAGAATGTCTCTAGTCCTGTATCTACAATTAAATCTACTGCGTATCTATCAGGATGATCCTCTACTGTATGTCCTAAAGATATCCAATACTTCTTGGCTGAATCTCTTGCTGTCCCATCTGTTTCGTTGAATAGTTCTCTATCAAATCGTTTGCGGATGGGAGAAGTCATATATCCGTCTCCAGTTCTATAAAGAACTCGTTGACTTCTTCTGCACCTAAGTCATACACAGCATCTTTAATTGCTTCTTGCAATACCTCTTGAAGATATTCAGGGTCTTGATAAGTAGGAGGTGCAGTGTCGTAGTCTAAGACTAATTCAAACCTGACCTCAACAAAGATAGGGGAAGATGTACTCACCAGTTAACCCCTTCAGTCTCATTGATCAGTCGAGCCATACGGCTAAGGTATGTCTTGGCTTTCTCAATTTCTCTAGAGCTAGTGTGGCTTTCTTTATCTAACAGAATCGATAACACTGTGCCATGACAGAAGCTGATAGCATCCCATGGTCCTAACACTTGTACGATTTGTTCAAAGGCATCCTCTTCCTTAAGCATCAAGTACACAGACTCTACATCTCCTTGATCCTCATCTGCCTCATCAAACAAACTACCCTCAAAGATATCTTCATCGTACTTTGAATACACAGGATCTTCTTCGTACACTCTGTCTTTCTTAATGTCTTTCTTAAGGAAATCCCAATGCCCTTTAGCTGCAGCATTCCACTCCTCACCGGAACATTCGTCTATTGATTTGCGTGTTTCCATTATGCATTCCCCTGTGTTGGTGTCCACTGTGTGAGATCAAAGGTTGAATCAAACAGACCTGACTGCGGATCAAACTTTAGTTCACCAGAGTTAACCATCTCATCCATCTTGTCAGACACAATCTTACCAAACTTCTCATCTGTGTTAAGTAAATGAAAGCAAGTCACTACGCCCTGAGCTAAACCTACAATCTCTGTGTATGCTTCTTCGTCTAGACTATCCGATGGCATACAGATCATGTTCAGATCTACTGTGCCATTCCATTGCTTTCCTTCAAAGTTAGGTCGAATGATAAGGACAATGTCATCCTTCTTGATAGGGTTAGTCATGCTTGGTTCCTTTGTATGGATTAAATTTTAGAGGCATTTCTTTTTTAGGTTTTTCTACTAGCCAATCTTCAGGTATCTTTTTATCTGCATACAAGAAGCCTTGCTTGGTGCACCACTCTGCATACGTAGTCTTAGATTGCTTACTTAACTTACGTTTGCTACTACTGAATACAAATCTAATGTCTAGATTTGGATGTTGCTTCTTTACTAGGGTATGCTTACGTCTATCTTCAGCCGTGAACAATCCCTTTGTTTCAATGATGATGCCATTAGGAAGTAGGAAGTCGGGTGTGTACCTTCTATAACACAAGTCTTCCCACTCAATCTTAATGGACTCATACTCTACATCTATAGAAGCTTCTTCTAAGTCTGCTTGTACTATCGCTTCAAGACCACTGCGATATCCCTTGACATGAGCAGGCATAAAGTTCTTCTTACCAAATGCCACTTATGCCTCAGCAATCTTTATGTAAGACACCATTGGTGGGTTAGCAGCTTTAGATACTAGGGATGGTCGTTCTTCTAAACCTTCCCAACACTTGTACCTATAAGAACACCAACTACATTCCTTACCTAAGATTAAGTTACCTGTTTCTTTCTTACGATAGGTTTCTTTCTCAGCTTCAAAGCAACGTCTAAAAGTATTAGCCTTAAGCTCATCACCTTTAGCTGCAATCTTCTTGACCTCAGCATCTACATCAATGCCATCAGCAGGTACGTACTTGAACTCACCGTTAGCCTTGTTGATTACCCACCACCCACCTGCCTTCACATCCATTGCCTTAGCATAGCCAGCAAGCTGACCTACATAGCCGAATGAATCATTGGCATTGAGGGTTTCAAAGTCAACAAACTTATTGGTATAAGACCAAGGGCTAGCAGATTTAACGTCATCTACAGCACCCTCTGTAATCAAATCTGGTGTACCGTAGATCGTGTGATCACCTGCAGTGAGGGTCACCATATCCCCATCGCTATACGCTACTCCTGCCTGTGTTAGAAGCCCTTTAAACACTGCTTCTGCTATGTCACCCATCATCATGTTGATAATAAAGTTTGTAGAGTGGGGTACTGCAGCTTCAGGTTCATTCTTATCGAACCATAACTGGCAGTATTCCCTGCCCACGTTAGACATGCGATAGCTAAATGCATTGTCACGTTTGTCTACAAACTGCCGAGTAAGGGCAGCACGAACATCCTCAACTACCTGCTCTACAACTTCAGGGCTAAGTGTACTATCTCCGTGCCTTACCTTACTGAGATACTGATGTATCTTTAATTCGGCAGGATGATTCATTAGGCTTCTACTTCTACGTCTACAAACTCATTAACCACATCAGCTAACGCTGCATCTACTGGTGCTGATACAGATAACTTGTTGAACTCTTTAACAATGTATTCATTGTAGTTATCAATCCAAGCATTGAAGTCTGCAAACATAGCTTGATCTGCATCATTCAAGTCGTTTGTCTTAGATAGATCCAGTACAGCAGTAGGCAAGAAATATACTGCACCAGTAGGTAGAGACTGCTCGTCTGAACCCAACGTAATATTGTGCTGTGGCAGGATACGATTCTGCTTTGCCATCTGTGCAATAGGTGCACCAAGTGTTTTGAATGCATCACGATTATCAATCTCCCAAATAAATGGTACAGCTACCGTTCCGTCTACAGCCTCGCCCTTAGCATTGACTGCATCCTTCATAGTAACTTCACCGAACAGTACACGTACACGCTTGATAGCCTTGAGCAGTGTCTTAGTTTCCTGTGGCAATGCAGCATAGTCTTCGATCCAACCTGATGGCTTACCACAATTAAAGCCACCATCGTTATCACGCAAGTCACCATTCAGATCCTTAGCCATGATAGTCTTTACATACTTAGACTTAACATCGCCATTACCTTGAATATATTTCTTGTACATAAAACGCTGATTGAATAAACGAATCGTTACATCAGTGCCATACACTGGCTCCATGTTAGTACGATCAAGTACATAGCTACCTGCAGCTACGATCTCAACCTTCTTCTTCTTACCACTTACAACTTGCTCACCCATGATACCTTTGTGATCAAGCTTTAAACGTGCAAGATTGTTCTGCTTCTTTGGCTTGGCTAGGTCTGCACCCATGCCCATTGCATCTGCCATCATTGCGAAGTTACTGCTGTTTGCTAATGTAATTTCTGACATATCATTCCTTATATATAAAGTTTATTAACGTACATCTTTTTGCTCTAACCAATTATCACCCAATTTGGACTCAAGTGCAAGGGGAACATTGAAATTAATTGACCACTTTTTATTAATCAATTCAACAAGTTCTGCCTGTACTTCATCTATTACTCTGACCATATCCCCTATCTCATCTGGGTGAACATCTATAACGATAGAATCGTGGACAGAATTTACTACCTTGCTCTTGTACTGGACTAGTCTTTTGTAGATCTCGACTAGTGCCAAAGGTACGATGTCTGCAGTAGCAAAGGATTGAACTGGATAGTTCTTGATAGCAGTGAAGTGTGTCACAGTGCCATCACGTTTCCTCTGTACTTCAGTGAATGCAAACTCCCTGTTGCTAGGGATTTTAATGTACTTATAATTCAATGCTTGCTTGGCTAGTACCTTGTGCCAGTTAGCTATGCCCTGATACTTCTCCATGAAGTGTGTGTAGTACGCAGCTTCAGAAGGTGTCCTGCCATACCCAGTAGCACCGTACAGTGGGGCAAAGGTGTGTGTCTTAGCTACCTGCCTAGAGGTAGGCTGACCTGCATCCGTAATAACCTTAGCCGTATACGAGTGCACATCAAAGCCATCCTCTACTTCCTTCATGGCTACAGGATCTTGGGATAGGAATGCAGCTACACGAAACTCTAGCTGTGCAAAGTCTGCTTCCATAATCTTGCCCCCTTCCCAGCGAGATATGAACACACGCTTAACTGGGAACGTACCACCACGAGGCATGTTCTGCATGTTAGGATTAGACCCACTGAACCTACCAGTTGCAGTGATGTGCTGATTCAACCGTACATGTAACAGACCATCAGGCTTGATGAATGTAGAGATGCCTTCTACGAAGTTACTGAGGTAGCTATCCAATGCTGATAGTCTACGTAACTTACCTAAGAACTCTACTGCATCCGGCATACTCTTAGACAGTGCCACACGCTCAAGTGTTTCAAGGTTACCCTTGGATGTACCAAAGCCATTAGCACTAGCCCACTTAGCATTAGGTGCAGTGAACTTCAATCCTGCTACATCCTTAGTTGCCTTGAATTCAAAGCCACCACCGTTACATGTAACACACTTAGTAGACTTCTTGAATGGGCTACCATCCTTCTTAGTCTTGTAGTTAAATCCCTTACCATCACAGGGTGCACACTTAACTGCCTTAGTTCTGTACACATAGTCAAAGTGTTTCTTGACTGCCTCTTTAAACTCTGTGTCTTTCATGTAAGGTGTGATAGCAGTAGACCATGCAGCTTTGTTGCGAGGCTTACGACTGTACACAACCCATGACAACTGCTCAGGGCTATTGAGGTTGATAGGTGTATCACCCATGAGTGTACGTACATGAGACTGCAGCAGCTTGACTATGTCATCTCGCTCTGTCTCAAACTCAAGACGTACTGCATCCAGTGCATCGAGATCTACCTTGATACCTGTCTGATAGATACGAGCTAGCACAATTGAAACTTCGTTAGTCATCTCGATTGTCTGACGTAATCCTGAATCAGCAGGTGTCTCTAGCTTAGCTACAATAGATTTGTAGATACCTTCAGTGGAACCTAAGTCATGTTCAAGGTACAGTGATAACTCTGCATGTGGAATATCACGAGTGCTATACCCACGCTTGAAGTAATCCTTCAGTGTGTCTTGCTTAAGTACCTCACACTTGTGCCTCATGGCAACTGAGCCTAAGTCCAATGGCATAGATACACCACGCAGTAAGACGTACTCACCTAGCATGGTATCAAAGACTTCTCCATCGTACTTAAAGCCAGACTCCCACAGCCATAACAAATCGTATGAGATGTTATGCCCAATCATCAGGGTAGTCTTATCTAGTACAGCCTGTAAGTCCTTATGGTTCTTCTCTCCATCTTCCTTAACTTCGGAGTGATCGAATGTATAGATGTGAGATACACCATCTAACTCTTTGTATCCAACCATCACTAGTGTATTGCCAGTCTCAAAGGGATCTAAGTGTTTCTTATTGTTCCTATTGCTGATTGTGTTCTCAACGTCAAGTGTGATGATCATGATGAGTACGCACCAGTGTGATAGTCAAACTCACAATTCACAATACGATGTATGCCACTGATCTTGTTCTTCACAATGTTTAAGTAACGCATACCATCATCCTCTGTCTGATCATTCATTGGTGGGTTACGTGCAATGAGGATCATCAAGTCTGACTCACCTGCTAAGCCAGTCTTACTGCCTTCAATCATTGCTTGTGACAATACAATCTTACCTTCTGCTTCTGCCGATAGCTGTGTGCAATACACAACTAAGCAGCCATAGATCTTACCGATGTTACGAGCATAGACTGCATTAGCTTTGAGTGTCTCATGGTTATTAGTTGAAGCACCATCCTCTGAGAACTTGCTACCAATGTCCAGTACCACAATGTCAGGCTTGTGCTTCTTGATGACTGACTCAGCCCACTTCATTGTCTTGCCAGTTGCATCTACAAACTTCAAGTTATCCTTGATGGGATCGTATGATCTGTGTGCAGTGATCTTGTCAGACACGATCTGCTGGATCGTCATGCCCGTACAAGCAGTCATGTAACGTGATGCTACACGCTCCGGCTTTTCTTCGTTACATAGCACAAGTATCTTTGCACCTTGATATGCCCATCCATTAGGACCTGCACATAAGGTGGAGTGAAAGCTAGACTTACCTACGTTACTACGTGCACCGATCACAAATAACATTCCATTGTCTAAGCCATTGACTGAATGGTGTAGTGATGGGATATTAAACTGCCACTTAGTATTGTTTGCTGCACTCTCTATCAAGTTCTCAATGCTATTGTCTACGTACTTGATACGAATGCTTGGTGTGAAATCATCTTGGTACATATCAAGGATATGTCTCAGTGGTTCCATCGTAGTCTGGTCACCATTGACATACTGGAATCCAAGGTTAGCTACCTCTTCACCTACTACCTGCCGGAACATGTTGCTTAGTACTTCTGTTGCAACATCAGCACCCATAATATCTTCCTTACGAATCTTATTGAACTGCAATTCGTATGCTTGCTTCTGTGCTGTAGTGAGGGTGGGGTTTGCTGCAAAGAATAGTGCTTGTACTTCGTCTACTGTTAAATCTCTTTGATACTGATCCATCGCTGAATCGATGATGGCTTTGATCTTTCTTACATCTTTAGTGAACAACTTCTCAGGACACCTGTTACCTCTTGTCTCATCGTAGAAGCCTTTATCCATCAGACTTCTAATCAAGGTAAGTTCCATGCTTTCTCCTATAATAACTTCTTCAAACTATCTATATCATCTGGGACACGGTACTTAATATCATCCAGTAACTTCAATGCAATTGCTTTAATTCCAATTGCCTTAAGATCTCTGGTGTACGCTAGTGTCTTACTCATTGCATCAGGATCTAATGCTACCACAACCTTACGGTACTTGGCAAGTAATACCTTGTGTTCTTCTAGAAGTGCAGTACCTAAGAGGGCGAAGCCTGTGCCACCTATCGTATCTACAACTGCTGCACTTATACAATCCTCTACGACTATAGCTACATCTGTATCACCCACTACATAGGGTGTTCGTGCTTCACCATACCTTCTCCACTTAGGTGTTACACCTGCATGCCCTGCCCTGCCTGCTGCATCAGCTAGCTTACCTTCAAACCTAATCGGGAATACGATACGATCTTCTCGTATGTCGTACCTCAAGTCTAGCCAATGTGGATCTAGTTCATACCTACGACAGAGATTCTGTAAGTGTAACTTGTCATAGTCCACTACAACCCAGTCAGGTAAATCAAACTGGATAGGTAAGTCCTTGTGTAGTACTTCTAAGAACATTACCTTGCGTAGTTCCTCTGCTGATAGGTGAGTGGTAGTCATACCTGTTGCTTTGCAATTGAGGGAATAACAATTCCACATCAACTTGCCATTGTCATTGATTGCAGTAAAGGTGTTGTATCTTTTACATACAGGACAACTGCCACGGTATGACTGTCCAAGGGACAAGTTTAAATCTACTACATGTTTCTTAGCATCCATCTTTATCTTTCGTAAGCATGTCAGCTACCCAACAATTCATAGCAAGGATTATGAAGAAGCACCATGCCATGAGTTCAAAGCAACTTGTATCTTTCGTAATGCTAATTGACCACCATACAACTGCTGCAGTTAGTATGCAATAGCTCAGCCTGTATGTCTGTAGTTTGGTCATGCTTTCTTTACCTTAGTCCATGCTGCAAAGTGTACTACGTTACCTTCCATATCCTTACAGTAACTGTACATGCCATCGATGTGACCGAACCAGTACTTGGCAGTTAGGTCTACTGCATCATGTGCAGGTGGTACCTTTAGGTCTTCATCTACAATCACGAAGTGATCACCTTTGTGTAGGTCATACAGTGCACACTCGTGGTCTGCTATGTCGTGTTCATTAATCATTTCTCTTGTGCCTCCATAGCCTTATCAAACATCCGTTTCCAGTACTCAATCTCTTCATGTTGTTTGCGTAGCATGGTAGCTATCTCTTCTCTTGTAATTAGTTTGTACCAACAGTCCGTCTCTAATAAATTTGCTAGTTCATTTGCATTCATCTGTTCTTTCCATTTCCAAAAGTTATTCCAGTTAGTTAGGTGTAGGGGTGGACACTTCCATGCCATGTCATTTGTTTATCCTATGGTAGGTGTGAGTAGGATTAGATAGCATACTCTTGAGTAGCTGATCTATTGTAAAGAACCAAGCCTCGTGTGGTGCCTTACCATCATGTGTATAGACTTTGAAACTCATATCAGTATCCTTATACTGTATCACTGGCGGGTGTAGTAAAGCGAAGCTTAGCAGCTTTTCTTGCACTTGTCAATGTATTTTTTATGTAAGGTCTTACTGAGCTAGGACAACTGTGCCCAGTAATACTCATGATCTGAGGCAAGGGTACTCCGGCATCTACCATCTCCATCGTACCAGTACGTCTCATGTCCATGATCTGTAGCTCATTAGGCAAACCTGCAGCCTTGATGATCTGCCTAGCTACCTGTGATAACTGGTGCTTGTCATAAGGCTTAGCTACTATCCTTCTGTCCATACAGTACGGTGCAATGTAAGACTGAAAGTCTACGTCATCCTTCTGCTGCATTAACATCTCATGCAACTCATCTGTTGTAGGTAACTCAACCTTAGCCCTACGCTTAGACTGTTCTAGGTATAAGACCCTAGCCTGTGCATCGTAGTTATCCCATTGCAGGTTAGCCATATCGCCTAGCCTCTGGCACCACTCGTATGCCATCTGTACTATAAGACCCACGCTACGCCATCTAAAACGTCCATAGGCGGTGTCCAAGAACAACTTGATATGCTCCCTTGTCCACACCACCTTACGTGCCCTGTGAGCGTGTTTAGATACCTTGCTGAACGGATTGATCTGTGTATAGCCTAGCTGTATTCCAAAGTTGTACAGCTTACTGGATACAGCATGAGTGTGGTTAGCAAAGGGAACACCCCTCTCAGCCCATCTGTTGTAAGCAGCCTGAGCACGAGGGGTATCTAAGGATTCAAGGTACATCGTGGAGATTAGCTTACCACGTACAGATGTAGCAAGCAGGGTGTTGATACAGTAACGATAGTCCTTCTGTGTTACTGGTGCTAGTGATCTAAAGTCTAGTGATTCGTAGTACTCATCAATCAGTTTTGCTATCTTTGTTCGCATAGAATTCATCCCTTACCTTTGTGATCGCATCTTGCCATTCTCTTGTGTACTTTACCCAGTCTTTGTAGATCATGTAGTACTCAAGGATAACATTCATGGCATCGTATCTTTTGAATAGTTCTTCAAGGTCTTCATGGTGACGATGCTCTGCATGGAGGATTGATTTGATGCAGTACTCATACATCTGTTTAAGATTGGTAATAAGGATCTCATCTAACTGCTCTGGTACTAAGTCAAAAGTATATTTCATATGCATCTCCTATATCTGATTGTTAAGTCGTACTAGTTCTTCAATGTCACGAGCAAAGTCAAAGATGTCCTGACCCTTACGGCAGGATTCAATCTGCTCATCTGTTAGTGCTACATAGTCCTTGACTACCACTGGCTCCTCTGCCTTGGGCTTAGTACGCTTAGGCTTAGGTGGTACAAACTGTGGCATCTTAGTTAGCTTCATTGCATCCTTCATTGCATCATCCATGTAATTGCTCCTGTTGTGTATAAAACTACAGCCACTGCTTCGACCAAGATGAGTGGCATATCTTTCTGCATGTACCCTGCCCATGTCCATAGCCCACTACCAATCAGGCTTAGGAATATGTTGAGTGGGTACACGTTAAAACTGGTTAGACATATACCAGTCAAGCACAGTATAGTTCCTATCCACTTAACTGCCTTCACTAAAGTATTCCTTCGGAGGTCTGTCATCGCCTTCCTTGTAGGCTTTGCTGTATAGCATGAGCATACGCAGGTTACACATTGCATGTGCAAGGTGATGGTGTCCAGACTCTTGGTCTAGGTCCTCGCCTTCCTGCCATGCAGCTATGTGCCTTAACGCACAGCCAAGCGGCACAGACCAAGGCATACCCTTCATCCAGTTGAATGCCTTGTACTTCTTAGTACCATACATCCATACCCTTGCCTCTTCCTCTAATGTACTCAGAGGTATGAGACTAAGGTCTGCCTTGCCACTGATGTACCTAGCACCAGTACCCTTGGCATCACTGTTAATATCCCCAACATTATCTGACATCAATAACTCCTTGTAGTTTAACCCTCCACGGGTAGCTATTCTGAATCCAAAAACATCTATAGATACCATCCCGTACTGACAGCCAAGCCGTATGATCTGGGATGTCATTACATTCTGAGTGTGACCACTCCATCCTACCCATCGTATGTCCCACTAAAATCCCAAATGCAAACACAAAAATCAAGAGACTCTTTACTAGCCAACTCATCTAAAGAAATCCTCTAGCTTGTACCCTCGTGCTTCTATGCCTGCCTTGAACTTACGAAGTGCTCGTTTCTCTGTGTCGTGTATGCTGTTCCTATGCACACCAAACACTTGAGCTACCTCCTCAAGAGACATGTCATGTCCCTCGATGTACTTTCTTGGTGCTGGTTTTTCTTGTTGGCTTTGTTTCGGCATCGGGTTTCCATTCCTTCTCTTTCTTGTCACAGTATTCCTTGAGCATACCTACTACTGCATACTCAACCATGTACTCTAGTGCTTCCTTGTCAAAGGTTACCTGTGCATCAGCAGATCCATCCTTATGTTCTTTAGTTACCTTGATGGTGATGTTCATTTCTTTTTAGCTTTCTTCTGTGGTAGTGCCTTGCATGCCATCACTTCATCTATGTCACCGTATCCATCCAAGTGTTCACGCTGTATATATGCATTCCATAGCTGCTCTACTCGCAGTGTGAGCACGGACTTGATACCCTCTAGGTAGTTCCACACCTCATCCTCTGTGAGTACAGTAGGTGAGTCCACATACAGATCAATGAATGAATTTAGATCATCGATTGTATTGCGTATACTTTGTATACCATCTTCTACATCGTACTTATCTTTGATAGCTATGTATTTCTTAGCTGCAAATTGCTCTATTCTATCTGTTAATGTGCATGAATCCTTAACTTTTTTCACTCGTAACTCCTTGATTTCATTGAAGAAAAATAAGGGAGGTGTTACCCTCCCCTATCATTAAGCGTACTCTAACTCAGGGGTAATCAACTGCTGGAATTCAGCACCCTGAATGACAGACTCGATGTCCTGTTCAATACGGATACGCTTACGCTCCACCTCGGTACCATCACGCTGTGCTTCAACGTGAGTACTGATGTGTGTCAGTGTGTTGTACACTTGGTATGCAGTACCACGCATTGTGTCGTAGCTATCGTAGATACCGATGATACGCTCAAGCCATTTGTTGTTTACCTTCTGACCTGTCTTGGTCATGTAGGTAGCTACATTCCTACGGAAGAAGTCCAATGCAAAGTCACGATTAACTTTGATGCCTTGCATCTGATACATCACCTCTGCATCACGCTCTAATCGCTCAGGGAACTGTGATGCTACCTTACCGATCACCTCTGGGTCATAGAATGTAGTGTGCTTCTGTGAGATACCTACCTTCTCACGAGGAGCAATCATTCCATTCAAGCAAGCTAAGCGATAGATCATTGCACTGATCTGCATCTTGACTGACTGGTCATGTGAGTCACGAACATGCATCACCATCTTTGCAGGCTCACCTAACTTCTTCTCGAAGTTGTATTGCTTGAGAATAATCTTGGCTGAGAATGCAGCACCATTGTTCATGGCATTGAACTCTACATCCACATTGCTTGTGTCTAACTTAGCAATCGCTAAGCCTTCACGCATGTTATCCCATACAACACGGAAGTTCTTTGGGTTATGCACAGACTTACCATCTCCGATGACTGTGTCAGTGAGTGGGTTGATTGTCCAAAACTTGTTAGGTACTGCAATACCATTGCGAGTTTGTTGCTCACGCACTGGATTGAAATCCAAGAACTCAGGTAAAGATGGAATGCCGTTTGCTGATTTGATTAACATATTATTTCCTTATAGATATGTATGGTTGAAATTAAATTGCACTGCTAGTATCAGGCTTCCCATATTGCTTTGTCAATGGGGGATTACCCTTAGTATAAATCGTTTGCTTCCACTTCATTGAATACACAGGTAAATGTGTACCTACAACTGTAATACTTTGTGTGTCTGCTACATGCTGCAGGAATACATAGGGTGTACTACCCCTTGATTCCAATGCTACCCACAAACTATCCCCATCGTACTTAGCTACAGGACATTCCCTTACTGACCATCTACTGATGGTATGAGTGGGGCAATCAGCCTGTGCCTTGTATCCTAGGCTAGTGAATGGGCTAGTACCTTTGAATGCAGTATATATAGTAGCATACTGCTGTGCTGTACCTACAAACTTTATGTTGGTATGTACCCAGTCATGTGTCTTGATATCAACTGGAGCACCAAACTTGTTACGCTCCCTAGCTTGGGGGTGATTAGGGATTACCACTTCAAGTGCATCATCCATTAGTTCCTTTCTGTTTACGTTTACGAAATCTATCTAGTACTACACGGGAAATGATACGGATGTTAGTACTAGTATGTACCCAGTCATCAAATCCTACAGTAGAAGCTCTAGCTTCCTTAAGTGTTGGGAAGATGTGATCCGTATGCTTCTCTTTAATTACCCACAATACTTGCTTGCTCATTACTTACCTCCTATTAAAGCGTTGACTGGAAGTGCTACCTCTGCTAGTAGATCACCTTCTGTGTCAATGCAAATGACATACACATTGCCATCTGCATCTTGCCTTACCGAGATGTACCCACCTGTCTCGACACCTAACCCATCACCTATGATGCGATCAAAGTTGATGTAGTGTATGCCATCGTTATCGTCATGCGATATGCATAGATCTGTTCTCATTGCACTAGCTCCTTAACCTTTTGTTTTAGCTGGGAAATTTTCATAGTGATACTACTAATTTCCAATGGAATGTAATTCATTGTGTCTGTCGTACCCTCTGTAGTAAGGGGGTATGCAGTCATCTGTAATCCTGATCGCTCCTCATCTCCATACACACAGGCATCCCATACATTGATGTCCCATGTAACCCCATCGACTGTGACTGCATGCCACCAGTCATCACTGCCATCGTACTGCCATGCCATAGCCATGTTTGCTTTGAGTGTTAGCTCATCCATTTACATTCTCCTCTACTGTTACACCCTTGAGTACTGGGTATTGATCGGAACCTAGGTAGTCATCATAGAATGTACCTCGTCTACTTGTATTCAGATACACTGTATCTTCTATCACGAATCGCTCAGTGATCTTGCCCTTCCATGCTTGTGCATCACTTGATGTAGCACCAGACCTGAAGTGTAGCTTTGCGTTAGCTACATTAGAACCCATACCCCAGTATGGTTTGTATGCAAACTTAGCTACATTAGCTAGCACTCCATCGCTACACTTAACCTTGACACCTGTCACTCTGTATACATATGTACCCATTATGCTACCCTCCGTTCATTCAATTCAAACCTAGCTATGTCCTGACCAGAGATGTCCCTGATCCATCCACTGCCATACCAGTCACCATTAATATTCTCAAGCTCTATCCAATTCTCACCCCAAAATACTTCGATGTGATACCAGCCTTCTTGCACTAGCTTACGGACATGCTTCATTACCTGTTGCTTGCTTGGCTTACGACCATTAAAATGTATCTCTCTGCTCATGACTTATCCCTCTCATTTAATCTGTCCATACATTCACTCAAGATGTACTTCGACTTGTTAATAAACTGTCTTGCACATTCGGTATCACCATGTGCCATTACTTCCTGTGCATCACTGAGTATGCTCATCGCTAGCATCAGGTCACCTGCATCCTTGCCTAGTAGCTTGGCATACAGGTTGTTCTCAATCATGCCATGCACTTGAACCTCGGTACATCCGTACATTTGAGTGTCTGTGCTACCTCTGGTAGATCTTGTGCTGTCCATAGTAATTCTCCTATTGTGTAACCTACAGTTAAACCGCCAATCAGAATTGTCATACCGAATAAAACTATCATTGCAACTAACCAAATATCTTTTTTCATAGCATGAACACCATCACATACAGTGCCATAAGGCAGGCACTTATTGCCATTCCTGTGAAGATCAGACTGCATCCAATCTCTAGCCTACTCATCATGCCCTCCAAGATGCATCATCAATTTCCTGAGCCTCATTCTCATCAATACTCCCATGATTTTCTAGTGTGTATCTGTAGAACCACTCATCTGTTGCACTTGCAGTGTCCGTAGTTCCTGTGCCTATCTTATCTACCACTGCTTGGATTGCTTCGCCTAATGCAAGACCATCGTCTGCTGTTATCTCTATGGTTAGTCGTAGCCCTTTCATTCTTCTTCCTCCTCATCTGCAGGATCTGTGTCGATTGTGATGTGACCGAAGCGTAGCTTGCCTGAACCATCAGTGCTACACTTAGTCGGCTTATCGAATGTGACAATCTTAGACAGGTCACCCCTTAAGTTATGGACATCACTGCCCAATAGCTCTACAGGCACCAGACCTATCAAGCCTGCATCTACAGGGTACATGTTGCCATCTGTACCATCGTAGCAACCATCACCCCAACGGGTACTGAATGCCACGATACGATAGTAAGATTTATCGTGCCTTGTAATTTTGCCAATAGGATTATCAAAGTAATCACAAGACTCTAGCAACTCCATCCATTCACTATCAGGTACTGCATAGCATGGGTCACCTAAGATGTACTGACCTGCTGGTACTTCCACTTCTACTTTGCATAATTTCATAACGATCTCCTTGTACTGTCGAACATTCGACACTAGAACCATAAAGCCTTGCTAGTATCGTAGCTACATTAAACTGCTGTCAATAGGGACAAACCCTTATCCTTACAGGATAGCCCCTACACTTTTGTCATCTGCCATGTATACCCAACTAGCATTGTGTACTGGCATGAAGTCGTTGTACTTACGGACAAATGATTCATACTTGTATGGATTGTAGGTAACTGCAGTCATCTGTGGCATGTAGCTAAGGGGAATGTTGACCCTGATTAGTTCACCTGCTACACCTGCATGTACATTCTTACGCTTGTCCCGCAGCACACGCTCTCTGCCTGCCTTGGACACCTTGAATGTGCAGTTCGATAGGGTCACAGTCTGTGCATGGTATACGACCTTGCCCTTGTTGTTACCTTCGAGTGCCTTGATTGACCAACAGTCCTTGTGTAAGTTGCGGTATACATATACTTTCATACATCCTCCTATTGTGTGTCTAATACACTACGGATACTCTCAAGATTCGCTACCATCCGTTCATAGAACAAGGCATGATCTCCTGTTCTAGCTACATCTTCTGTGTCATCTGCTATCTGTGCTAGTACTTCAAGTGCAGTATTTCTGTGAGCAACTAACTCATCGATTGTATTTTTCATACATTCCCCTCCCTGATTTCCTTGTTGGTTTGCTTTAGCCATTCATCGTGCTTAGCAAGATCGTTTGTCTGCAGGTCTACCCTATCTGTGAGTTCATCTACTGTGGAGATCTGACTAATGTAGGAATCTTCCCATAGGAAGACTGTCTTCTCTTGATCACAATCGAATAGCAACTTAACTAAGTCTCTGACTTTCATACTCCCTCCTCTGCTCTTACAAGATCGTAGATAATGTCTAACAACTCCCCGTCTGACATATTGTCAGGGTCAGGGGTAGTCTCAGGTTCGATTAGTTCCCTAATCATTTTGATTAACTCTTGCTTGGTCACAGTATTTCCTCTCGCATGTAGTTGCCAATCATGTCAATTGCATCGTTGGCTGTTTTAAGGATGGCAACGGCTTTATCTCCGTTGTAGCCAAGGCTCATCGAATAGTCTTGATTTGATACCCACTGAGCCACATCAGCCATCATTACTGAGCTTATGAGCAATGGTGTTCTAACTATCATAGGCAATTGATCCGCCTTGCTTTTGGCTTGTTTAAATAATTGTGTTGCATTCATGCTAACTCCTTCAGTGCATCAATAATGTAGGCAACTACGGCTACATCATGTCCACCTATGTTCCAATCATGGATCCGATGTGTAGGTGTGCCATGCTCTGAGCCACAGTAATTGATACCATTTTTATAGTTATAAATTGTAGCCACAAGACCATCCTCAAACTGCACTACCCACTCGGCATCTGACTTGTAGTCATCGAAGCCTTCCTTCAATGGCTCACCGAATGCATCCACTAGATTAGCGTAGCTAGTAGTGATGTGACCTCGTAGGCAGGTCATGTTTGTGTTGATGGAATCATCCTCATTATGTGTAATATATTGCACAATTTTCTCCTTGGGTTTAGGTGCATAGACTGCTTGTTCCCTGTGCCTATTGAACTTGGACACAGGGTAGACGGGTGCTACTGGTGTAATCTTCATGAGTACTGCAACATGGAATCGATTTCATCGAGAGCCTTGATGCCCCTCTCAACCTCATCCCTGTCCGTTTCCCATTGCTCGATGGATTCACGGCTACCTGATGCACCTTCGTGCTCATCGATGTACCACTGGGCAAACTGTTTCAGTTGACTGATGGCATTGTATTGCTCGATTGTGATTGTGATTTTCATACACCAACCTCCAGTTTAATTTTCACAGATTCAAACATCTTCCGACCTTCGTGCATAAACAGGTTCCTTGCAGCACGATCCCTGTTAGAGATGTCCTCGTCATCTAGCATTGCATTCAGAATGCATAGCATGTCTGTCTCACCTATGCCATTGCCGTACTCCTTGATGATCTCGATTGCTTTAGTGATATCCATATATCCTCCGTTAAATAGTGCAAGTTAAACTGCGATAGTCAATCTCTGGTTCACCATAGGTGATAGATCCATCATGCTCAAGCTGAGACTTCTCGAACCATGACATATAGTCATCTGATTCTACGAACCATTCCAGTACATACTCTCTGCAATAGTCATCACTTCGTGAGATATCCTTGCTTACCATACCTACAATGCTAGGGTATGTGTCAACATCACTAGGGATATTCCGAACCTTGTACTCTGAGCCACCCTTATACTTCCAGTATTGTGGACACACACCCTCACCATCCCAGTCATGTGCTCCGTAATTCTCCATGTATTGAGTACGAATAACGATAATCATATTAATCTCCGATTAAATGTGAACCAACATTCGGGTCTTATACCCTCACTACAAAACCTGATACATCCTTACGAGCAGGTCCTTTAGCACGAAGACCCACAATCACACCCTTCGGGTCATCGATACGAGCATCATGCAAGTCACCATCAATTACCCTTCGGGACATGAAAGTGACTGGCAATTCCTTACCATGGAAAACTACTGCCATATTTGCACTAGAAGTCTGTGCCAATTTGACCTGATTCTTGTAGGTATCTACACCAGAGTATGAGAATGTGAGTGAGTAATTCTCAGGTGTCTTACCTAATCGTGATGCATGCTTGGTGTAATCGTAGAACTCGATTTCAGGGAAAGCCTGTGGAATGCCCTTAAATGGCTTGCCATTACGATTGCAAACTTGAAGCTCCCAAGATATATCCGAGAAGCAATTAAGCCTTACACGAGCCGTTTTACCCTGTTTGCTAGCCTTCTTTACAAGGGCTTCTAATTCAGTCACTAATTGTGCTTTGAATTCAGTAGGATTGGACATCCAAAAATCAGTCTTCCTTTGACGGGACAATTGAACATTCGAGAAGACACCACGACCTGCATTCTTCAGGCATGGGGTCATACACTGTGCAGCCTTACTACCTGCACAGATTGTGTTGTTAGGCATCAGGGACATTTCTGCATACAGATGATTGCCACCGACAACGGCATTCGTTTTCTCGATCTTAGCGTTAGCTACTGTGGATAACAGGGTGATTTGTGATGACATATAAACTCCGTTTAGTTAGTGACGAACATTCGACAGTACCGCTATAAAACATTTCCAGTATCAAGGCATAGGGATTGGCTTGTAAATAGGGACTTTCCCTTAGTACTATGTACTAGTACCAAGATTTCTTGTCCCCATGCTTCTGATTCCATGCATACCCTGCGAGGTACACTCTTACTTGCTCTGGGGTAAGGTCTGTGACACGATCCCCATTGTATGTACCCTGTGGATAGTAATGGGGATCACGAGGTCTACCATAGTAGCTATCAGCACTACCCCTGTCCCATAGACTGCCATGTGATTTATCAGCTACGCTGAGATCTGCTATTTCAATTTCATTTAACATAGTTAATCTCCGATTAGTTAAGGGCAACTTCTTGAAGCTCAATGGTTTCATTGGACTCGGCTTGTTCGCCCAGTGCTTTAGCAAGTGCTTCCGCATCCTTCCGTAGGGTGAAAGCTCCGACTATTTCGCTACTCCAATTGTTTTTCTCGACCTCTACATGCGAGGTGACTACGAATACATGTGTCATGGTTAATCTCCGATTAAAGTGAGGTTGAAGTGATGGGGTTTATCTTCGCTTTAATAAAAGCATTGAAAGTTTTTTCTGTGAAAGGAATAAAGCCTTTGGCTTTAGCATAAGCTACATAATCTTGATAAGTTGGCATAAATAATCTCCGAATTAAGTGCCATGAACCCTGTGCCAGTTCCATACATACACATACATAACATCATGGCGTGACACATACATACAGCATATACATCACAAGGCACAGGGCATAGCAAGTACATTTGCATTACACAAAACGGGTACTACTAACGCCAAAAGCCCCGTTAGGGGCTAATGACGATACTACATACAACAGTTAACCGAAGGTTATTCGGCAGATTCAGCAAGGATTAGCGTAGCTATTTCAGCAAGTGAAATGCCCTTAGCTTTAGCTAGATGGATAACGGCACTAGCAATGCTTTCAGCATCATTCCCTGAGAGTTGTAGTGTCGAAGGTTCGACAGTAGAACTAGCTTCGCTAGAATCAGAATCTGACTCAGTAGCTTCGCTAACAGTAGCTTTGCTATCAGCAGATTTCGCTTCTTTACGAAGTAACTGACGAAGGTAACTAGCAGAACAAGAGTTAATATCTAACTCTTTCATTTTGCCCTTCACCTCAATCCAATTCTCGGATAACCACATAGCATCGCTACGATCTTGTCTAGACATATTCTTTAAGGCTGTTGCCTTAACTGCTTGACCGAATTCCTTATCCGATTTGCCGATAACAGAGCGAAGCTCTTGCAGTACCTTACCGATCTCATTCAGCTTTTCAAGCTGACCACGCTTTTGTTTGACGATACTAGTGTAAACACTAGCTGAATGTTCAATAGCTTGACCAAGGGTATAACCCTTCTCACTACCGAATTGTCGATTCATAATCTCGCTGAATTGATGCCGACTCTTAGAGTCTTTCGCTAATTCTGCCTTGGTAGGCTTTTCAGCTTTCTTGGTTGGTACAGTCTTCGACTGTTTCGTAGGTTTCAGTTTGCTATCAACTTTAACAGTTGATGTTTTCACCTCGGCTTGTTTCAGAGCGTTAAGCTCTGTTTTCCAGTTTGCTACGACTGGAGTTTCAGGGATTAAGCCTTTGGCTTGGAAGATGCCCAAGTTCTTAACTTCGTTAGCCAGTAAAGCGGAGCGGATTGATTTTGCCATGATATTTATCCTTTCAGGATAGTTGTGAGTAAAGTTGTAAGTAAACTAAAGTTTAAGCCGAGTATTTCTTGCTATCAAATTTATTTGATTGGTGAGCAACAAAGATCAACCATAGGGTATCGAAAGATACTCCACATCGTTGAAGGGTATACCAAAATCCGAAGGATTCGAGTGAAGTTTTGATGCTGAGAATCGATTTTGCCATGATGGTTTTTCCTTATTTAGTTTATCTTATTTACTTAAAAGAGAATATATTTATATCCCCTTTCACTTTCAGTAAAGGGTAAATATATTCTCGTAAATAAGATAAACTATTTCTGGGGCTTCCCCTTAAATTAGCCTAAAGGCTAAAGGTATTGTTTGACGAGGAATTTTTGATCGGGAAAAAGTTACTTTAGTAAAAGTTCCATGCCAGTTTTCACTTTTCTTTATTTAATATATTTTTTCAAGCTTCGCTTGAAGACTGTCTATTAAAACCATGTGAGCCTTTGGATGACATTTTTGTGCCGAACATTCGACACTAAAACACCAAAGGTGAAGTAGCTAAAGTGAAAACACCGAAGGTGAAACATGTCGATGAAATACGGAATAATCGACATGATTGTGAAACACCAAAGGTGAAAAACAGGATGAGTGAAACACCAAAGGTGATAACAGTTTGAGTGTTGGGTTAAAAGTGACCATACACCGAAGGGGATATCTGTTTCACAGAGTCATAAACTGCCTATTTTTTAGGCACTATTACCCCACTAACTGATACTTTATCAGTTGCATATAATCTGTAAGTCGTTGATCTGTATACAGATTTATGCATCACCTTGCATAGCATTTGCACTGTGTTGCATGATGCGTGTCACATATCGCATTACCTGCACATCTGGGGGCGGGCGTGCGCCATGCGGGGGTGGTGCGTTAGTTGTATATGGCTTCTTACACAGATCAGGTATTTATATAGGTTAGTACACACTAACAATGCTATGCACTTTCAGTGTCTCACATGCCCTACCTCACGTAAACTGTAATCACATGATGTACTCACATACAATGCTAGGGTTTGTGTGTAACACCTTCTGTGAGGGCATAGGAAGCCTCATAGCAAGTGATCTCACTGAAGGTGACAGCTACCTACTATCTACTGTGCAAAGCAGCTTACAGCTTGTTCTAGACAGTTTAATTTACTTATGCTATAATTCGTATATAGAACTTTAGTCTTTAGATACTTTAGTTATGATAGAGAAGATAGTTCAGAAAAAGCTTGACAAGAATAGCAAAGTACGGTTAAACTACGTCTAACAGACAGTCACTTAAAGTGATACAGTTAAAGTGTTATAGTTAAACTATAAAAACATATATAACTATATAACATAGATATATAAAAACAGTTAAATGTATACAGTTAAATGTACATTTGTCAAGTAAAATTCATTTACCTTTGAATGACATTTAAATGCCTCACTTAAAGTGAACACATAAGTACATACCATCTGTACTTCCTAAATGCGAGGATCTTGTATCCGAGCAAGGGCAAGAGCAAGACAACAGAAAAATAATAACAGTTGACAAAAGATGGAAAAACAAGTAAACCTATCCGTACTTAAACGAAAGAAAAAGAAGACACTTCTCCGTGATGATTTCGTATTGGAAGATTTCTATGCTGCAGTTAGGAACAATAGACTAGACTCTATACATGTACCCCATAGTGATGTATTCTTTGTGAAGGCAGCTATGGAGCATCACAAGCAAATGAAATTCAAACTAGCAGATGTCGAAGCTGCCATGAGAGCCGAAGGCTGGAGTGAATCCAGAGTTCTTAAACCTAAGAGATACAAGTTCGTATGATTAAAAAAGGTAAGGAAGAGTTTGCTGGTTATAATAAACCGAAGAGAACTCCCCAACATCCTACTAAGTCACATGCTGTGCTAGCTAAGGAAGGCAGTACAGAGAAGCTTATCCGATTTGGACAACAAGGTGTATCAGGTGCTGGATCTAATCCTTCGACACCTGCAGAGAAAGCTAGACAAAAGTCATTCAAGGCAAGACACGCTAAGAATATTTCAAAGGGTAAGCTATCAGCTGCATACTGGGCTGACAAGGTTAAGTGGTAATCTTAATTTTAATTACGGAGTAGGGACATGCCAGTATCAAAAAAAGCAGCGGAGTTTGTAGGTAGGCTTTCTAAAAAGTATCCGAAGGAAGAACAGGGTAAGGTAGAGCTAGCTGCAAAGAAAGTTGAAATGGCTAAGAAATCTAAAGCTGAGCTAGAAGCAAATTCTACAGCTTCTAAGTCAATCAATGACCGTCTTGCTGCTGATGAAGAAATGATCCGTAGAGAAAAGAATAAAGAAAAAAGAAAAGCAGGCGAAGCTGAAACTAAAGCACCAGACTACAAAGATCTTAGAGAAGACTTTAATAGCGGTGGTATGGTAACAAAATCACGTAGTCATCCCCTCAACAAGTTTTACGGTAAGTAATTTTTAACTAAAGGAAACACAGCAATGGCACTCGCTAAATTTTTAACTAAGCAATTAGAAGCAATGGACAAGGCAGCTAAGAAATTCACAGGTAGCCCCGGCTATGATGAAGAGACAGCAATGGCTCAGAAAGAATTTGCTAAAGAAAAGAAAGCAGAAGCTTCTAAGAAGTTAACTAAGAAAGAAGAAGCTGCTGCAGATAAAGAAGCCTATGCTTCTGCTATGGGCAAAGATAAGCCTGCAGCTAAGAAGGGTGCTTTGACTGAGAAAGAAAAGAAAGACCTACAGCAATCTTTGGATTACAAGAGTGGTGGCTATGTGTCTAAAAAGAAAGTAGCTATGGCTAAGGGTGGTTCTGTAGTTAAGATGAACAAAGGTGGCTATGCTAACTGTGGTGCTTCTGTTAAACCTGCTATGGCTTGTGGTGGCATGGCTATGAAGAAGAAGTAATACTATGGCTACTAAGAACTGGATTCAAGAAGCTATCAAGAAACCCGGTGCTTTGCGTAAGTCCTTAAAAGTAAAAGAGGGTGAAACTATCCCTGCTAAAAAACTAGACAAGGCAGCTAAAGCACCCGGTAAGATGGGGCAACGTGCTCGACTAGCTAAGACATTAAAGACATTAGGAAAATAACATGCCATCTAAATCAGATAACTTCTTTACCCGTATTAAAGAGAATGTAATGGGTACTAAAGAAGAGAATGCCCAAGCAGAGAAAGATATCGCTAAGTACAAAGAATCTAAGGCTAAAGAGAAGGCTGCTGAAGAAGCTAAGAAGACTAAAATGGCTAAAGGTGGTGCAGTAGCTAAGAAAGCACCAGCTAAGAAAACAGCTTCTAAGAAACCTACACTGGCAGTGATGATTGCCGTAGGTAAGCCAAAGATGAACAAAGGTGGTATGAGCAAGAAGAAGTGCTAAGTCATGACTCAAGATGATTTAGAAATTAACTCTTTAACTCAGGAATTAATTGCTGCTAAGAAAGCTGCAGCGGGTAGATCTGTTCCTGACTCTAGGTTAAATAAGCAGATTCAAGATTTACAAAATGCGATACAACAAAAGAAGTCTGCTACTCTATCAACTCCCGGAATGCGTAAAGGTGGTTCTGTGATTAAAAAATCTGGTTCTAAAGCTGCTAAGGCAGGTGTTACTAAATTCTCCCCAGTAAAAACTAAGAAGATGGCTGATGGTGGCGTAGCGACAGCGAGCAAGGGTTTGACTAAAAAGCAAACTGCTAAGGTCGGTAAAGTTATGGGCGAGTTCAAAGACAAGTCATTACACTCTGGTAAGGGTGGTCCTGTAGTTAAGAATCCAAAGCAGGCTATTGCCATTGCTTTATCTGAAGCACGCAAAGTGAAGAAGAAGTAAGTGAGTATTACATCCTATCCACCATTAGCTAGTAATACTGGATCTTCCCTTGCAGCCCCTTGGGAGATGCAGGTTGCTCGTGGTAAAGTAGCCGATGTTAGTCAGGTTAATATTTTTGCCTTTTCAGATAATGTTAAAACTACATTTTACACACTGTGGGAATTAACAGGAACTACACAATTCGCTTTTCCTGCATCTGCAGTAACTATGACTCTTGCCAGTACGTCTGCTTCTGATAATACAAGAGCTACTGTTCTAATTAATGGGCTAGACTCCAGTTGGAATCTGCTATCTGAAACGGTAACTCTAAATGGAACATCGAATGTAACTACAACAAACCAGTTTCTACGTATTAATAGCATGATTCTGACTAGCACAGGTACAGGTCAAACTACTAACGTAGGTTCGATCACGGCAAAAAATGGTGGTATTACTTATTCTCAAATTTCAGCAGGTGTAGGAAGGTCACAAGCCGCTGTGTACTCTGTACCAAATGGGTACACAATGTATCTTGGGTCAATCAATGCTTTTAATGGTGACGCTGCGGCTGGTAATGCAATCAATTATCAAGTAAAAAGCACAAATAATGCCCAAACCAACCCTGTAACCCTTACTGTATTGCAAACAGCATGGGATTCAAAATATCAAGTAATACGCAATAATCCATTCCCTTACACGCAAAAGACAGATATCCAATGGCAATTTTCTACCGCTAGTGGAACACATTCTGTGGGTTTAATTTTGCAAGGTGTTTTAATTAGTAATACTGCTGCGTAAAGACTATGCCAACTAAAAATAGAACACTTGGAAAAGTCTTAACGACATCTAACAGCGATATCTACACAGTACCTACAAGATGGAATTCTGCAGTTACTAGTATTATTGTAGCTAACACTACAAGTTCTTCTAAACAAGTCTCAATTGAATGGTATGACTCTGTCAATACCACTTGGTACTACATTATGAAAGATACGGTACTAGTACCTAATAGTGTATTACAAATTGAAGAACCTTTGTATCTTATTGCAACCGATCAGATTCGTGGGTTAGCTAGTGTTGATTCTAGTGTTACAGTAACAATTAAACTATTTGAAGACTTCGCTACGGCTCTATAACTATGGCAACTAAAAAGAAATCAACCGTTAATGCTGCATGTAACTACACAAAGCCTGAACTACGCAAGCGTATTGTGTCAGCAGTAAAGTCTTCAGCTACGCAGGGAACTGGTGCTGGAGAGTGGTCTGCTAGAAAAGCACAGCTAGTAGCTAAGAAGTATAAAGCTGCTGGTGGAGGATACAAGTGAGTGCACTAAAGAAACCACAGGAATCCTTAAAGGCTTGGGGTAAACAAAAGTGGACTACTAAGTCTGGTAAGAAGTCTTCTGAGACAGGGGAGCGTTACTTACCTGAGAAAGCAATTAAGGCATTAAGCTCTGCAGAATACGCAGCAACAACTAAGGCTAAGCGTGAGGGTACTAAAGCTGGTAAGCAGTTTGTAGCCCAGCCAAAGACAGTAGCAAAGAAGGTCAAACCATTTAGGAAAACAGTATGAAAAAAGGTCTAATGTCCCCCGAGATGGATTGTTGCTATGAGGTAATTCCCTCTGTAGATCCAAAGCAAAATAAAATAAATCTAGAAAAAACTATTAAGGATTGGAATCTAGGTCCTGAAGTAGCTTCTCCCAAACCCGGAGATAATAAAGAGTACTGGGTCATGATGGCAGATATCTGGGGTGTAGAAGAACCAGAAGCAAGACGTATGCTATGTGCTAACTGTGAGTACTTTGATAATACACCAGAACAACAAGAAGCAATGGAGAGTGTTCCTTTTAATCATTTCGATGCAGATGGTGGCGGTAAGGGTTGGTGTACTAAGTTTGATTTTATCTGCCATAACTTACGTGTATGCCAAGCATGGGAACGTAAAGAATATGAAAGTGAAGAAGACTAATGGCAAGAGAGCTAACAGAAAAACAGTCTATGTTCCTTGAGGTTCTATTTGAACAAGCTCATGGAGATGTTGTACGTGCAAAAGAACTAGCTGGCTACTCAGCCAATAGTCCTACTTCTGAAATCATTAAAGGACTTAAAGATGAGATCATGGAACGTACTCAACTATACATGGCACGTAATGCTCCTCGTGCTGCTATGTCAATTGTATCTGGCATGGTAGACCCAACAGAATTAGGATTACGTGATAAACTGTCAGCAGCTAAGGATCTTTTAGATCGTGTAGGTTTAGTTAAGACAGAGAAGGTACAAGTCGAAGCTACTAACGGTTTAATGATTCTTCCACCTAAAGAAAAAGAACCTGAACAAGATTAACTATGGTACGTGCTGCGGTTGGAAAGTGGATACTACCCCAGCCTGAAGAAGCTAAGAGTACTGGGGAATATGTTTCAATCCCAAGGATTGCTAAGATATGGGTACCTTTTGGGTACAAAGTATCCGAGACAGATGAGACAATGTTAGATCCCATTCCTTTGGAATTAGAATCACTAGAGCAAGCAAAGAAATACTTAAAGCAATATCCGTCTAGGCAAGTGGCAGCATGGTTAACCAAGATAACAGGCAGAGAGATATCACACGCTGGATTACTAAAAAGAATAAAAAATGAGCAGCGAAACAAGACAAAAGCTTCTACGCTCAGAGGATGGGCTACAAGGTACAAAAAAGCGATTGAAGAAGCGGAGAAGCTCGAACAAAGACTCGGAAGTAAAAGAGACACCAGCACCGATACAGCTGATGCAGTCAAGTGAAGAAGAAGAGATAATGCATATTACTGACTTAGAAGGTCAGAACATTATCTTTAAACCGAATGTAGGACCACAGACTTACTTTTTAGCAGCACCAGAACGTGAAGTATTGTACGGAGGTGCAGCAGGAGGAGGAAAATCTTATGCTATGCTTGCTGACCCCCTACGATATATGGGGCATAATGCTTTTAGCGGTCTTCTGTTACGTCATACTACTGAAGAACTTCGAGAATTAATCTGGAAATCACAGGAAATGTACCCGAAGATCTATCCGGGTATCAAGTGGTCAGAAAGAAAGATGCAGTGGGTAGCTCCAAGTGGGGCTAGATTGTGGTTTTCATACCTTGATAGAGACGAAGACGTACTCAGATACCAAGGTTTAGCGTTTAGTTGGGTAGGATTTGACGAGTTAACGCAGTGGTCTACCCCATTTGCGTGGAACTATATGCGTTCTCGTCTACGTAGTACTGCTCCAGACCTACCAATCTTCATGAGAGCTACAACTAACCCCGGTGGACCGGGTCATGCATGGGTTAAAAAGATGTTTATTGACCCATCACCTGCAGGAAAAGCGTTTTGGGCTACAGATATTGAGACAGGGCAAACATTAGCCTACCCTAAAGGTCATAGTAAGGATGGTCAACCCCTGTTTAAGCGTAGGTTTATACCTGCAATGCTGACAGATAACCCGTATCTTGCTGATCAGGGTGATTATGAGACGATGCTTCTCTCTTTACCAGAGCATCAACGTAAGCAATTGTTGGAAGGTAACTGGGATGTATCAGAAGGTGCAGCTTTTCCAGAGTTTAACCGTCAGATTCATGTTATTGACCCGATGGACATACCTAAAAACTGGGTTAAGTTCAGAGCGTGTGACTATGGTTACGGTTCTTACTCAGCCGTTGTCTGGTTTGCTGTAAGTCCTAGCGAACAGCTGGTAATCTACAGGGAATTGTACGTTAGTAAGGTACTTGCCAAGGATTTAGCAGTAAAAGTACTAGAAGCTGAGCAGAATGATGGGACTATTCGCTATGGTGTACTGGATAGTTCCTGTTGGCACAAGCGTGGTGATACAGGTCCATCACTTGCAGAGCAAATGATCATGCAAGGGTGTAGATGGCGACCATCAGACCGTAGTGCTGGTAGTCGTGTAGCAGGTAAGAATGAAATACATAGACGATTACAGGTAGATGACTTTACAGAAGAGCCAAGACTGGTTATAACTAGCAACTGTACTAATCTAATTGCACAACTTCCTATCCTGCCTTTGGATAAACACAATCCAGAGGATATTGATACGAAGTCAGAGGATCACCTCTACGATGCTATGCGTTACGGTATAATGAGTAGACCTAGAAGTAGCTTATTTGATTTTAATCCGATGCACCAGAAATCTGGAATAACGGTAGCTGATCCAACATTTGGATATTGAAGGTAAAGAATGATAGAAAAAAAGTTCCTAGAAGACGAGTCAATTAACTTAGGTGATGTGTCTAACATCAACGAAGAGGATGCAGTAGCTGGTCCTATCGTACAGTTATTGATGGATAAGTACACTAAGGCTGAGACTGCAAGACGTAACGATGAAGAGAGATGGCTTCGTGCCTATCGTAACTATCGTGGCTTGTATGGTCCTGATGTCCAATTCACAGAGACAGAGAAGAGCCGTGTCTTTATCAAGGTAACTAAGACTAAGACTCTAGCTGCCTATGGTCAGATTATTGATGTACTGTTCTCTAACAACAGTTTCCCTATCAGCGTAGATCCTACTACATTACCTGAAGGTGTAGAAGAAGACGTTAGCTTTGATATGAATGAAGCTAAAGTTCGTGAAGCTTCTCCTGACTTTTCTCCTTACGGATACAAAGGCGATGGTAAAGATCTACCTCCCGGTGCTACATACAAGACACTTCAAGATAGACTAGGTCCTCTTACTGATGAACTGTCAGGCATAGATAACCTTAACTCAGGTCCCGGTCTAACGCCTTCTTCTGCTACCTTTAGCCCAGCTATGGTTGCTGCTAAGAAGATGGAGAAGAAGATTAAAGATCAGCTTGAAGAAAGCAATGCAAGTAAGCAGCTAAGATCTACAGCTTTTGAGATGGCACTCTTTGGTACAGGTATCATGAAGGGTCCTTTTGCTATTGATAAAGAGTATGCTAACTGGAATGAAGGTGGTGATTACACCCCTACCATCAAGACAGTACCATCCACATCACATGTAAGTATCTGGAATTTCTATCCTGATCCTGATGCTACTAACATGGATGAGTCACAGTACATTATCGAGAGACACAAGATGTCTCGTAGTCAAGTACGTGCTTTAAAGAAACGTCCTTTCTTCCGTAGTAAAGTTATTGATGATGTCATCTCTCGTGGTGAATCTTATGTTAAGAAGTACTGGGAAGATGATTTAAATGATTACCAAGTAAGCGAAGGCATTGATCGCTTTGAAGTATTAGAGTACTGGGGTTCAGTAGAGCGTGAGTTACTAGAACAGAATGATGTTAAGATCCCTAAAGAATTAGCTATTGCTGATGAGTTACAAGCCAACATCTGGTATTGTAATGGTCGTATTCTTCGCATGGTATTGAATCCCTTTAAGCCAGCTAAGATCCCGTATTATGCTGTCCCCTACGAACTAAACCCCTACTCTATGTTTGGCATAGGTATCGCAGAAAACATGGACGATACCCAGACCTTAATGAACGGTTTCATGCGTATGGCGGTAGATAATGCGGTCTTATCTGGCAACCTTGTATTTGAAGTTGATGAAACCAACTTAACTCCCGGTCAAGACTTATCTGTCTACCCCGGCAAAGTATTCCGTAGACAAGGTGGAGCACCCGGTCAGGCTATCTTTGGTACTAAGTTCCCTAACGTATCTCAAGAGAACCTACAGTTATTTGATAAGGCTCGTGTACTTGCAGATGAATCTACAGGTATGCCTTCCTTTGCACATGGTCAGACAGGTGTAGCAGGAGTAGGTCGTACTGCCAGTGGTATCAGCATGCTAATGAATGCAGCTGCAGGTGGTATCAAGACTGTTATCAAGAACGTAGATGACTACTTACTCCGTCCACTAGGTGAAGCATTCTTTAGCTTTAACATGCAGTTTGACTTTGATCCAGATGCTCGTGGTGACTTAGAAGTTAAAGCTCGTGGTACAGAAAGCTTGATGGCTAATGAAGTACGTAGTCAACGCTTGATGCAGTTTGTTCAAGTAGCTAGCTCTCCTGCACTTGCACCATACGCTAAGTTCCCTTACATCATTCGTGAGATTGCTAAGTCAATGGATCTTGATCCAGACAAGGTGACTAACAGTTTAGATGAGGCAACTCGTCAAGCAGCTTTAATGCAACAAGGGCAACCTCCAGCACCAATGGCACCAGCAGGTGGTCCACCAGCAGTACCGGGTGTATCAGATACAGCAGGCACAGGCGGTGGTAACATCGGCATAGGTCAAGTCCCATCTCCACAAGAACAAGGATTCACAGGTAATGTCCAACCTCAAGCTCAACAACAAGCCGTTCCTCCCCAAGCTTAAGGGGTTTGTAAATACTAAGACTCAATGGGATGCTTACACAGAGTCCCTTGATTTTTATATTGAACTGTATCAAAAGAAGCTAGAGCAATCAGCTGACATGGTTGAATTGCATAAAGCACAAGGGGCTATCCATGCCCTACGTCAATTGAAGTACTTAAGGGATGAAGTCAATGCTGAATAAGATAGACATGCAGCAGGTAACACTGGATAGCTCTGAACCTATTGGTCATCAGCAGCCTACTTCTTCTATGATTAAGATGCCTACTTTTCAGGCAGGTGGTGCTGTAATCAGTAAAGAAGAAGCAGAATTTCAAAAAGGCATCAGAGAAACTGGCTGGTTTAAAGAATACAAAAAAGAGTATGGCGAAGAACCAGATTTAAATATTGCTGAGTACGACTATAGAAAAGCATGGAAGGCAGGAGTAAGACCTGAACGAGATCCTTATGATAACAACAAGTATCACTGGGGTTCTTCTGATCCAAAGACAGGAGAAATGCTTAAATCAAAAGATCACCCAACAGCATGGAAAGAAGATTACATGCGTAAGACGGGTAAGAATCCTGATGAAGAAGGCGTAACTAAAGAACAAGCAGGCATGGCTAAAGGTGGACAAGTGAGATCACAAACACAACGTATGCTCAAAGAAGGCGGTATGCTACAAGAAGGTGGCACAGTCGATCCTGTTAGTGGCAACAAAGTACCTGTCGGTGCTATGAAAGAAGAAGTAAGAGATGATGTACCTGCACAATTAAGTGAAGGTGAATTTGTATTTCCAGCTGACGTAGTAAGATACATTGGCTTAGAGAGACTCATGCAAATGCGACAAGCTGCTAAGAAGGGCTTGATGCAGATGGAAGACATGGGTCAGATGTCTAATGGTGAAGATGGTTCAGAAGAAGAAGATACTTCTGAGTTTGAATCAGAGCTAGATGACATTATGAGTGAGATGGAAGGTGAAGATAGGAAGATGGCTGTAGGTGGTGATGTAATGCCTATGGAACAAGCTCCTGTAGAACAACCTGCTACTCCTGCAATGCAACAGACACCTGAAGCTATTCCGACTGAATCACCTACCCTAACTCCAGAACAGATGTCTAAGATTCAAGAGACTGCAAAGAATATGCAGAATCGAAAGATAGATATAGACCAGACCTTGTTGCATCCTTCTACTGAAGGTTTATCTTCTTCTACAATTGTTACTGACAGTCTAGCTGCAGAAGGATACAAAGGTAAACCAGACGTATTCTTACGTGCATTAGCTATTCGTGCTGCTCAAAAGAAAGCTGCAGTAGCTAGATTCTCTGACACTGTCTTTGTTGGTGTACCAGTAGACCCAACTACAATGCAAGTGCATCTGTTTACCAAGGATGACCCAAAGAAATTACAGGACTCTATCAAAGCAGGCATTCAAACTTTACAAAATGTAGGAACAACCCGCATTCAGTCTACTACTACAAATCAAAGTTTGTTAAATATGCTTAAGAAATTACAATATCCAATGTCTGTGCAAGAAGATAACGGTACATTCAACTGGACTATGGAGATCGGTAAATGAGATATACCCTAGACAGCATGCTCCCACTGGGGGCGTTTGAGCATTATGGTAATGGTAGGATTAAGCTGTATGGTGGTGGCGGTGGCGGCATTCCTATAGTATCTGATATTGTTGATGTTGTAAGTGATACATTTGATAAAGCAGATAACTGGACAGAGCAAGTAGGTGAAGATCTAGCAAAGATAGACCCCGGTCCTGCTCTTGGGGATATTGGTGAGAAGTTTGATAAAGAGGTACTGCAACAAGTAGACGTAGGTACGGTAGCTACTGTAGCTGCTATTGCTACACAACAATACTATCTCATTCCTTATATTGCTGCAGCTAATACTGCTATTAACGGGGGTAGCCCTGTACAGATAGCAACCTCTTTTGGTATTGCTTATGCAGGTGGGCAGTTTGCTCCCGGCATCTCTGAAGCTGCAGGTGGTGGCTTTGGTGGTGCTGTAGCTGCGGGTGCTACTATGGGTGCTGCTTCTGGTGCTGCAAAAACAGTAGCTGCTGGTGGTAATTTTGAAGATGTACTAAAGAACACAGGTAAAGGTGCTGTTGTAGGCGGTGTTACTGGAGGTGTTTCTCAAGGCGTATCTCAAGGCTATGATGCTTTTAAGAGTGAATTAGGTTTTGGTCAACCTACTCTTCCATCTGCTCAGGCAGATGCTGAGTTCGCTGCAGCACAGGCAGAAAGCTTACGTACTCAGTCCGGAGGAGTTAGTGATGCACAGATGGCAGACACACTGTCTCGTGAGGGAATTGATAAATTTGCAGCACAAGATATTGCTACATTAACAAATCAAGGTATCGGTCAAGATGCTGTTGCACAAAACCTTGCAGCCTCCTACTCTCCGGGAGAGATCTACAAACCTATCCAAGTAGATACGGACTTAGAAAAAGCAGGTAAGAAGCTTGCCTCAAAAGTAATTACTAGTAGTATCCTTGATGAAGTATTCCCAACACCTATCTATGATCCAAACATGTATGGGCAGAAAAGAAATGCAGGGGACACAGGCATAGACTATGGCAACACAGGGGATGGTAGTGACTTAATGGGCACTACCAATGTAGACTTAACTGCAGTAAGTCCATCTCAGTATGACCTTAAGAAGTTTGTAAATGCAACAGGTGATAGCCGCTTGATCCCATTTAAAGATAACAAACCAGAGGCACCTATCCCTGCTGGCTATACTGAAGCAGAAACAATCGGTAAAGCAGAGGGTGGATTGATAGGTAATAGTTCTACAACTATGGTAAAATATAGTAACAAGCCATTAATGGGTCCTCGTAAAACAGTCAAGAAACCCAAAGAAAAGAAAGCTACTGCCAGAAAGGGGCTAGCAGTACGTAAAACATAATACCCCCTTAATCATGGCTACCTAATACCCCAGCTAGTCTGGCAACTGTTAGCCCCAACAACGAGGAAAGTATGGAACTTACACAAGTAGAAACACCTAAGAAAGTCATGTCTGGATTTGCAACACGTAATGCCAGTGAAGCTCGGATCAAACAAGAAGAAGAAGAATTAAAGAAGTTAACAGAAGAGAATACTGCTGCTGCACAGGCAACAGACGTAGCCCAAAAAGCAACGGCTGAAGGGGAAGAAGATGATTCTAACCTAAGTGCAGAAGAGAAAAGCTTTAAGAAGCGGTACGGAGATTTACGTAGGCACACTCAGAAGCAACAGACGGATCTGCAAAAGCAGATTGATGCACTGCAAGAACAACTACAGTCATCTACAGCTAAGCAAATGAGACTACCTACCTCTGAAGAAGAGTTAGACAAGTGGGCAAAAGAGTTCCCTGATGTGGCTAAGATTGTAGAAACAATTGCCATCAAGAAGGCTAAAGAACAGAATGCCTCCATTGAAGAGCGTTTTAAACAGCTTGATGAGATGCAAGCTCAGACTCTACGGGAAAAAGCAGAAGCAGATTTAATGCGTTTGCACCCAGACTTTGATGAGATTCGTGAGCAATCTGAGTTTCATGACTGGGTAGATGAGCAGCCTAAGTGGATTCAGGATGCCCTATATGCTAATGAAGCAGATGCCGTATCAGCTGCTCGTGCCATTGATCTGTATAAAGCAGACAAGGGTATCGGTACTAAGAAGGCTAAGAAGTCTGACGATAAAGAAGCTGCCAAGGAAATCAAGGGAGCTAAGCGTACAGGCTTTGATGCCTCAGATGCACAGGGTACTTTCCGTGAATCTGACGTAGAACGCATGTCTTCAGCAGAATACGAGAAGTACCAAGAGGCTATTGTAGCTGCTATTCAGTCAGGTAAGTTTATTTATGACAAATCTGGTTCTGCCAGATAAGTCTTGACAAATAGAAGTTTTAGTTTATAACTGTAGTACAAAGGGACAGGTAAGCCTACGCTTACTTGCCCTTCTTAAATCGCCTAATGATGCCGCTTTAGCTAAGCCAACCATCTAAGTCAGGCACAAACCTTAGTAGTATGTATAACGCAGCATTGTATTTCAACGGACTACCCTACAGCGTTAGCCCATATACCTTAGCGGATCTAGAACTCTAAGTTATATGCACCTAATAGACGAGGCTCCATGAATATATGTAAGCGTATTTTGTAGCAATACATTCATTCAATTTAGGAGAAATCTAAAATGGCATTTTCATCAGCAGCAGGTTACGGCAATTTACCTAATGGTAATTTTAGCCCAGTAATCTATTCCAAGCAAGTACAACTTGCATTCCGTAAAGCTTCTACTGTTGAAGCTATCACTAACAGCGACTACTTCGGTGAGATCGCTAACATGGGTGACTCTGTAAAGATCATCAAAGAGCCAGAAGTTTCAGTTCAGTCATATGCTCGTGGTACACAAATCACTGCACAAGACCTGAATGACGAAGACTTCACATTGACTGTTGACCAAGCTAACTACTTCGCATTCAAGATTGACGATATCGAAGCAGCCCATAGCCACGTTAACTTCATGAGCATGGCTTCTGATCGTGCAGCTTATCGCTTGCGTGACCAGTATGACCAAGACGTTTTGGGTTACCTCTCTGGCTACAGCCAGTCTGCTAAGCACGTTCAGTCTGACACAGTCCGTACTACTTACCCCGGTACTAAGGCTTTGACAGAAGCTGGTTCAGATGAGTTGTTGTCCACAATGAAGTTAAGCCGTCCATCTTTTGGTCAATTGACATCTGCTGGTTCCACAGGTGATTCTATTCCTTTGGCTCCACGCCTTCCCGGTGCAACAGCATTGCCAACAGCTACTGTATCTCCATTGCAAGTGATTGCTCGTATGGGTCGCTTGTTGGATACACAGTTAGTTGACTCACAAGGTCGTTGGATTGTTCTTGATCCAGTATTTATCGAGTTGTTGAAAGATGAAGATAGCCGTTTATTGAATGGTGACTTCGGTGGATCTGGCTTGCAGAATGGTTTGATTTTGAACAACTTACATGGTTTCCGTGTATACGTTTCTAACAACCTACCTAAAGTTGGTACTGGTCCCGGTACAGCTGGTTCTTCTGCTCAGTCCTCTAACTACGGTATTATCGTTGCAGGTCAAGATGCTGCTGTTGCATCTGCTCAACAAATCACCAAGACAGAAAGCTATCGTGATCCAGACAGCTTCGCTGACATTGTACGTGGTATGCACTTGTATGGTCGCAAGATTCTTCGTCCAGAAGCAATCGCTGTTGCCCGTTACAACGCAGCTTAATTTAAGGAGAAATAGAAATGGCTTTAGTTCAATCAGTACGTAATCATGCGTACAAAATCGAGAAGTTTGTTAGCTTGCCTGCTACTTCTGGTACTACTGTAGGAATCTCTGTTCCTGCTGGTACTATGGTATTGGCTGCTGGTTTTCAAAACACAGTTGCAGTTCCTGATGTTACTACCTATACTGTCGCAGTGACAGATGGTACTACTACTTTCATGTCTGCTACTAGCTTTGATGCTGCTACTATCAACACAGTTAAGGCTGGCAGTACTGCTGGTTTGATTCCTGCTGCTGACACCATTGATGTATTAACTTCTATCTCTGGTTCACCCGGCATTATCACTGGTCGTGTTTTTGCAATCGTTGTTGACGTAAACAAAGCTGCAGATGCTGCATCTTCTGTTGATCGTGAGCAATTAGCTTAAGTAGTTGATGTATAAGGGTGGGGGTCAAAAGCCCCCATCTTTCTTTCTTTAGAATAAAGGCAATAGCGTGGCTTATAACTTCTTAGGTTTAGTTAATGACGTTAATAAACGTCTTAATGAAGTAGAGTTGACAAGTGCTAACTTTGCTAGTGCTAAAGGATTCTATTCACATGCTAAAGATGCAGTAAACTCAGCAATACAAGATATCAACCAGTTGCAGTTTCAATGGCACTGGAATCATACTACACAGGAAACTACACTCACTGCGGGTACTACTCGCTATGCTTATCCTGCTAATGCAAAAACTATTGACTTCGATACTTTCCGCATTAAGAAGAGTTCTACATTTAATAACGACACAGTTAAACTTCGTATCATTGCTTATGAAGATTACTTAGAGAAGTTTGCTGACCAAGAGTACACAACCGACACTAGTGTCCGTGATGTACCACAATATGTATTCCAAGCTCCTAACCGTACATTTGGATTAGTACCTCCACCTAAAGAAGCTTTTGTTCTGGCATATGAATACTATGCTAGTACTACTGCTTTAGAGAATGCGACAGATACCCCTATAATCCCTGAAATGTACCGTCATATCATTGACGAAGGGGCTATGTACTATGCTTATATGTTCCGTAGTAATGAACAAGCAGCAGCTATTGCTAAGGCAAAGTTTGAAGATGGTATTAAGCACATGCGTATCATGCTGATCAATCGGTATGACTACGTAAGAGGAACTGCACTAGCAACTAACAAACGTACTATTGCTGGCTTTAGGGTTTACTAATGGCAGATAAATGGCAGACGTACCCGTTTGAGTTTAGGGGTGGTCTAGTAACAAACTTGCCTCCACTACAGCACGGTATATCTTTGCCGGGTAGTGCTAGGGTACTACGTAATTTTGAACCATCCATTGAGGGTGGCTATCGTAGGATTGAAGGCTTTACTAAGTACGACACAGCTAATGTTCCATCGTATGGTACACCAAGAGTACACGGTAGTGGACAGACAGGTACTACACTTATAGTAGGTAGTCTGTATACATCACCTGCAGAAGGTACTACCTTTACTATTGCAGGTGTAACAGGTACATATACTATTGCAGCAGGTGGTGTTTCATATAACTCTACATATAAACGTGCAACATTAACCTTAACCACTAGCCTTGCATCTAGCCCAGCTAATGCTGCTATATTAACTGTGACTAGCAATGCTGGTGATATTATTGGTGTAGCAGCTTGGCGTGGTAGCACTATTGCAGTACGTAATAACTCTGTATTTAAAAGTACAGGATCTGGGTGGACTAGGATAAATGTTCCTACCTACGGTACTGTCTTAGTTAATGGTGGTGCACAGACAGGTGCTAGTTTAATTGTAGATGGTTTAACTTCTGCACCTCAAGCTGGTGATACATTTACTATTGCAGGTGTAAATTTAATCTACACAGTTCTAGCAGATGCAACAGTTACTTCTGGTGGTGCAACATTAAGTATTAACCCTAGCCTCGCATCTAGTCCAGCAGACAATGCAGCTATCACATTTGTAACTGCTGACAGAACAGGTAGTTCAAAGAATAGATTTGAGAAGTATCGTATTGGTACTACAGAAAAGATTGCAGGTGTTGATAGTGTCAATGCCCCCTTCATTTATGACAATACTACTTTCACTGCATTAAACTCTGCACCAAGTGACGTACAAGCTGCAGAACATATTTGCTGGTTTAAGAATCAGATGTTCTTTGCTAAAGGGGACATACTTACTTTTACTGCACCTTTTACTGACAATGATTTTAGTACTGCTAATGGTGCAGGCAATATTAACCTAGGTAGCGCAATCACTGGATTGATTGTTTTCCGTGAACAGTTGATTATCTTTAGTCAACAAAAGATTACACGGCTTGTAGGAAACACACTAGCTGACTTTCAGCTACAGCCAATCACATTAAACATTGGGTGTATTGATACAGATACCATCCAAGAGATTGGCTCTGACATTATGTTCTTAGGTCCTGATGGTCTAAGACTATTAAGTGCAACAGACAAGATTGGTGACTTTAGTTTAGCTGTAGTATCGAAGTCTATTCAGAGTGAGGTGACTAGCTTCATTGGATCATCTACTTCATTCTGTAGTGTAGTTATTCGAGAGAAGTCACAGTATCGTTTATTTGGATTTAGTACTGCTGTTACTACACAGAATGCTGTTGGTATCTTAGGTACTCAGATCATCGGTAACGAGACAGGTGAAATCTCTTGGGCTGAGTTACGGGGTATCAGAGCCTTTGTAGCAGACAGTGATTACTTCTCAAGAGTTGAGACAGTAGTCTTTGCTCATACAGATGGCTTTGTATATCGGATGGAGTCAGGTAATAGTTTTAATGGTTCTGACATTGTAGCTACATTCTCTACTCCGTTTGTACCAATGACAGACCCAAGATTACGTAAGACATTTTATAAGATGTTTTTGTATACAGATCCTACGGGTAGCGTAACTACTTCAGCTAACTTAAAGCTTGACTTTGACGATGAAGGTGTGATACAACCTGACACGATAACACTATCAAATGATACAGGTGCAGTAGGTTTTTATGGATCTCCTACAGCTACCTACGGTACTGCTAGATACGGAACTAAATTAAAGAAGTTATTTCAAACACAGGTAGTGGGTTCTGGATTTACAGTGTCATTGCAGTTTATTTCAGAGAGTATAGATCCTCCATTCTCACTTGATGCTGCAACTTTAGAATACGCAACATTCGACAGACGATAAGGTAAAGATATGTCTACAGGTTATAATCGTGCCGATACAGTCAACAATATTGCTGACGGTAACATTATTAATGCATCGGATTTAGATGCAGAATTTGATGCTGTTGCTGCTGCCTTTGTTGCAGCTTCAGGTCATACGCATGACGGAAGTACTTCTGAAGGTGCACCTATCACTAAGATTGGTCCTGCTCAGGATATCGTAGTAGCAACAGGTGGTGCCATTCCTAAGACTACTAATACTGTAGACTTGGGTTCTGCTACATACCAGTATAAAGATTTGTACATTGATGGTACTGCATACATCGATGCATTGGATCTGAATGGTACTCTCCTTACTCCAACAGCTACTGAGTTAAACTTTGTTGATGGTGTTACCTCTGCTATTCAAACTCAGATAGATGGCAAGCAACCTCTTGATGCTGACTTAACTGCAATTGCAGGTCTTACATCAGCAGCTAATAAGCTACCATACTTTACTGGCTCAGGAACAGCAGCAGTAGCTGACTTCTCCGCATTTGGTAGAACTCTTGTAGATGATGCAGATGCAGCTACAGCAAGAACTACTCTTGGCTTAGCCATCGGTACTAATGTACAAGCCTATGATGCTGAGCTAGCAGCTTTAGCTGGTCTAACTTCTGCAGCAGATAAACTCCCATACTTTACTGGATCAGGTACTGCTTCTGTAGCAGACCTCACTACCTTTGGTCGTAGTTTAATTGATGATGCAGATGCAGCTACAGCACGTACAACTTTAGGTTTAGTAATTGGTACTAACGTACAGGCTTATGATGCTGACTTGGCTGCTATTGCAGCTTTAACTCCCACTGACAATAATTTTATTGTAGGTAATGGTACTGCCTTTGTTGCTGAGTCAGGTGCTACTGCTAGAACATCTCTAGGTCTTGGTACTATTGCTACTCAAGATTCTAGTAACGTAAGTGTTACTGGTGGATCTATCACTGGCATTACTGACTTGGCTATTGCTGACGGTGGTACTGGTGCTTCTACTGCTACTGCTGCAATCAACAATCTTCTACCAGCACAAACAACAGCATCAGGTAAGTACTTAAAGTCTGACGGAACTAATACTTCTTGGGATGACTTGAATATCAGTACTGCTGATATCACTGGCACTCTGCCTATCGCTAATGGTGGTACAGGTGCTACTTCAGCAGGTGCAGCAAGAACAGCTTTAGGCTTAGTGATCGGTACCGATGTACAGGCTTTTGATGCAGACTTAACTACCCTAGGTGCAGGTGGATCTTCTGCTCGTTCCTTCTTAGGTTTAGCTATCGGTACCGATGTACAAGGCTACGATGCACAGTTAGCTGACGTAGCGGGACTAACACCTACAGATAACGGTGTTATAATCGGCAATGGTACTAACTTCGTTGTGGAGTCTGGTGCTACCCTGAAGACTTCTTTGGGCTTAGTAATTGGTACTGATGTACAGGCTTATGATGCACAGTTGGCTGATGTAGCTGGACTAACTCCAACTGACAATGCAGTCATTATCGGTAACGGTACTAACTTTGTAGCTGAATCTGGAGCCACGCTAAAGACATCTTTAGGCTTGACTATCGGAAGTGATATACAAGCATACGACAGTAACTTAACTTCTTTCGTAGGTGCATTCACATTGCCTACTACTGATGGTACAAACGGGCAAGTGTTACAAACAAACGGATCTGGGACTATATCATTTACAACTATTACTTCTGGTGACCCAGCAGGAACAGCAGTAGCTTTAGCAATTGCACTAGGATAAGGACAAACTCACATGGCTAATACTTTTAAAAATTACTTCAGCAAGTCTGTCGGCACATCTGCTGCTACGATTTATACTTGCCCTTCGTCAACACAAACTACTGTCATCGGCATGTCGATTGGTAACACTACAACATCACCTATTACTTGTGATGTGTATGTTACTTCTTCTGCTGTAGATTACTACTTGGTTAAGGGTGCAACAGTACCTGTCGGTGGTTCTTTAGTACCTATCGGAGGAGATCAAAAGCTTTGCTTAGAGGCTGCTGATGTACTCAAGGTAGTTTCTTCTGCTGCATCTAGTGCTGACGTTATTGCTTCTCTATTGGAGATTGCATAATGTCTTACATCGGTTCTACTCCTACAAGTCAGAACTTTATTTCAGGTACTGACTACTTTAACGGCACAGGTTCAGCAACTGCGTTTACCTTATCACGCACAGTAGCTTCCGTTAACGACATTCAAGCAGTAGTTAATAACGTAGTTCAAGTACCTAATGATGCTTACACTATTAGTGGCACGACTATTACCTTCACCTCTGCCCCGTCAGCTGGTACAAGCAACGTCTATGTCCGCTATCTAAGCACCACGACTCAGGCAATCACACCGAGCCAAGGCACAGTTAGCTGGAGCACATTGAATGCTGATGTACAGCAAGACTTAGGTATTAGCTTCAAGAACCGTATTATCAACGGTGCGATGGTAATAAATCAAAGAGCGTTTAACGGTACTATTTCAGATAACTATACATTAGATCGTTGGTCATCTTACCAAAATACCTCAGGGGCAATGACTATCCAACAATCATCTGTCGCTCCCGCAGGTTTTAAAAATTCGTTATTAGCAACAATTACAAGCCAAGCAACAAGTCTTGGAACTAATTTTGCCATCGTTCGTCAGTATGTTGAAGGTTATAACATGGCAGACCTTGGCTGGGGTACTGCTGACGCAAAAACTGTCACTTTGTCATTTTGGGTGCGTAGTTCCGTAACAGGAACATTTGGTGGTGCAATGCAAACTGGAAACAATCTGTATGCTTTTGGTTTTTCATACACAATTAATACTGCTAACACTTGGGAATACAAAACAATAACTGTTGTGGGTCCAACAAGTGGAACTTGGGGAAGCACCAATGATCGTGGTATTGACTTAGATTTTGGTTTAGCTTCTGCAAGCGGATTAACAGCAAATACTTGGCAAGCGAATGGTGTAAGTGGTAACTATTACTACACAGTCAGCGGTCAAACAAACCTATTTGCTACCAATGGAAACACATGGCAAATTACTGGAGTTCAGCTTGAGCTAGGCACACAGGCAACGACTTTCGATTACAGAAGCATTGGTACCGAAACACTTCTTTGCCAACGATATTACATCAGATATGCAAATGGTACAGGGCAAAGACTTGGTGTTGGTGATAGATATGCATCAACATTTATTCAATGTATGACATTTTTCCCAACCGAAATGAGAACTGTACCAACATTAGTAGCAACTACAGGGTCAGGATATTATGTTTTTTATCAAGCTGGAACTGCTCATACATTTAATAGTTTTACGCTTGATAGCGGAACTACAACAAAAATAGCAGTTATGTATAACTCAGGAGATACATCTGCTACTGCTGGTCAATGTGGTATGTATCAAACCAATAATGCAAGTGGTTCAATAGCTTTTAGTGCGGAGTTATAAAATGTATAAATTATTAAAGAAAACAACACATTTTTCTGACAACACAACTACCGAAGTAGTGTGTGGAGCTTGCAAAGAAGAAAACGGTGTATTGATGTCTTTTCCGTTTAATCTAGACAACACCGACTACCAAGCCTACCTTAAGTGGCTGGCTGAAGGCAATGTCCCCCTACCAGCGGAGAACGCATAATGGCTATTAGTCAAATCAACTCAAACAGCTTGGCTAGTGGTGTGCCTGCAAAAGCTAATCTGCCGGCAGGTTCTACTTTACAAGTTGTACAAGCAACTAAAACTGATACACAAGTAATCTCATCAGAAACAAAAACTGATATTACTGGTATGTCGGTAACTATTACTCCGTCAAGTTCAAGCAGCAAGATTCTTCTTTTTATTTCTGTTGCATACAATACTGCTGGCAATGCAAATCATGGTTATGTATTTCTATTAAGAAATGGAACAGAAATATTTAAGGGTGATGCCTCTTCTGGTAGAGTTAATTCTACATTAGCTATTTCTGCAGCAATAGGTCAATCAACGGATACAGGCGTTGCAATTTATTTAGATTCCCCAGCAACAACTTCTGCAGTTACATATAAACTGCAAGCGTGGTCTGGGCAATGGAATGAAGCTGGACAGCCAGTATACATTAATAGAACACAGTCTGATAGAACATCAACAGACTATGACCAAAGGGTTGTATCTTCTATTACTGCAATGGAGATTTCAGCATGATTGATTACTCACAAATACTTTTAAAAAATTATGTCGGAAAACAATGGTCCTTAAGTGGAGCTTCTTATACTGGTTTAACATGGTTGGATGCATCACCAAAACCAACACAGGCTGAACTCGATGCTTTATGGCAATCTACACAAGACACAGTAGCTAAGGCTAGTTGCAAAGAACAAGCTAAAGCACTCTTAGCTGCTTCAGATTGGTCTGTACTCTCCGATGTAGGTCTTGCTAATGCAGCTGACTTTGTAACCTATCGTGGCATCTTACGTGGTTTAGTTACGCAACCACAAGTAACCCCCGACTTCCCTGTCGAACCTACTCCTGTTTGGGAATAATCTATGAGCTATATTGGTAATCAACCCACATCGGTAGCATTCCTTACCGACCAGTTCAGTGGCACTGGATCACAGACAGCCTTCACATTAAGTGCTGCACCTGCCAATACTGCATCTATCCTTGTAGCAGTTTCAGGTGTCTTACAAGATCCTACCACTTATTCTGTTTCAGGTTTAACCCTCACATTCAGTGCTGCACCTCCAAGTGCTACAGCCAATATATCTGTACGTTACTTAGGTATCCCTGCATCTGGTGTAACTACAACTGCCTATAGAACCGTAACCGAATTTACTGCCACAGCTGGTCAGACAACCTTTACTCCTCCTAGCTACACTGCTGGCTATATTAGCGTGTACCGTAACGGTGTATTGCTAGGTTCTGCTGATTACACAGCTTCTAACGGAACTACTGTAGTGCTGGCTAGTGGTGCATCTTCTGGTGACTTGATTACTACAGAGAGCTTTTATGTATCTAGCGTAGTAGGAGCTATTCCCGCAACTAGCGGTGCAGTAACAAGTGCGTATCTGTTAGATGGTTCTGTAACAGCAGCTAAGATGGCAGCAAGTGGTGCATGGGCACCGACAGGAACTATTATTCAAGTAGTTGGTGCTAACAACACTATGTCAAACACAACCATTACTGCTACTTCACCTGCTTCATTAGGTTTGACTGCAAGCATTACCCCTAGGTTTTCTACTAGCAAAATTTATGTAATGGCTACATTTAGTATGACCCAAGATGGTCAGGACAACGCCCAATCCTATGCAACTATTTATAGAAATAACACTACTAATTTAAAAACTGCTAACCCAAATGCAATGTATGACAATCCGGGTGGCAACGTAGGTTTTAGTATTGCGGTTAATTTTTATGATTCCCCAGCAACTACATCAGCAACAACTTACACAGTTTATGGTTATGTAAGTAACGCTTCTTCACAATTTAGACCTATTGCTAACACAGACACTATTATTCTTATGGAGATTGCAGGATGATTATTGATAAAGCCACAGCAATTTCTTCTTTGGTTGAAGGTGCTGAATATGTACTTAATAATGACACAGGTGTAGTGACTTGGATTAAACCAACAACTGCTCCTGTAACAGATGCTCAGATTAATGCTGAACTAACTAGATTGCAAGCTAAAGCTATTTCTGACCAACAAAATGCAGCCACAAATAAAGCATCTGCCCTAGCTAAACTCAAAAAACTCGGTTTAACTGATGACGAAATCAGTGCATTGAAAGGCACCCTATGACACAAGCAGC